TAGCCGGCAAGCTGCCCGTCCGGGGCGCTCGCCAAGTACGCCCCGCGGCTGCACGTGCAGTTCTACAGCAAAGCCGATTGGCCCGCCGAGTACCTGACCCGTGCCGTCACGCTGCAAGAGCCGCGCAAGATCGGCGGGAAGGTCGTCGGGCTGTCCGACGAGTCCGACGACGCGGCGCTCGCCAAGCTGCTCGCGTCGGTGTTCGACCCGCCGCCGCCGGTCAAGCCCGCGGACCCGATCAAGCCGTCTGACCCCGTGGTCCCGCCCGTCGCCCCGGTCCCTCCGGCACCCGCTCCGGTGACGCCGACACCGGCCCTGCCCAAGTGGGTGTACCTGTTCCTCGGCCTGCTCGCGTTCCTCCTCGTTCGGAGAAAATAACTGTGGACGACATTCTCTCGCAGGTGCTGCCGTGGCTCGCCGGGGTCAACCCGCTGGTCGCCTTCGGGCTGCTCGCGGTGTGGCTGGTGTTCGGCGACAAGATCAAAGACGTGCTGGCGCGGCTGCGGCCCTCGGCCCCCAACCCGGCTGACCCGTTGGAAGACCACCCGCTGCTCGACCTGCTGTGGCGGCGGCTGAAAAGCCGGTTCGCCGACAAGCCGCTGGACGAGGACGACGACGACCTGTACGTCCGGCTGGTGAAGGCACTGAAGGACGCGAAGTAAACGAAAACACCCGGCGGAACCCGCCGGGTGTTTTCGTTTCGTCAGCCCCGGTCGCCGAGGATGTACCGTTTGACCCACCGGTCGAACGACTTGCCCCGACCGCAGAACGGGTCTTCGCCGCAGACGAACAGGGCGAGGATGAGCACGAACCAGCCGACGGGCCACATCGCCGCGAGCACGAACCCGAAGCCGAGCGCGGCCCGCGGGTTCGCGCCGAGGGTGGAACCGAAGGCGTACCGGTCGGCGGCGTAGAACCACCGGGCGTAGAGCACCCACGCGGGCACGATCAGGAGCAGGTAGCCGTGGAACAGGGTCACAGGTCGATCCTCCCGTTAAGGTCGTCGGTCCAGAACTGGTGCCGCGGGTGCGGCGACCGGGACCGGAGCGGTCCGCGGTGCAGCCCGAGGGTATCATACACCGTGGCACGCACAGCGGCAACACTTTCTTCCGCTCTTGGGTTCGGGGGCACCCAGATCGGGGTCAGCACGTGCCACATGAACCGCACCGTCTGCGGCGGCACGAACAGCCGGTCCGCGAGCCGCCGGGTCACGCCCTCCCACCCGCCCGACGCGCGCGACACCGCCGCGTCGCGGAACATGGTCGCGGTGTCCTCGGGGGTCTCCAACCCGCCCCAGCCGCGCAGTGCGGCGATCACTTCGAGCGGGTGGTGCGGGCACGGGAGCCGGAACAGGCGGGGCCTGCCCGGACCGGGCACTGGGATCGACCACAGCCCGTGTTCGGTGTTGCGGATCGTGTCACGAATCGTGCGCAGGTCCGAGAGGAACCACTCACGGATTCGGCCCGTAATCGTGATCTTCATTGTACCCTCATGAACTGAAGACTGTCCCACCCGGCGTCATAGGAGGACGGACTCGTTTGCCCCGTCACGGACCAGACCGCGGCGCGAGCGACGCCTTCGGTTACGGGTCGGGCGAACGTGAAACCCAGTATCATCCGGCCGGGGAACGAACCGAGCGCTGCCAAGTCGTGCCTCGTCATGCGTATTGCCCTCCCTTGTGCCATCTATTTTCGACACCCGTTCCGCCATAGCTGTTCCGTCGCGCCGGGGGCCACAGTTTTGCTGTACCGTTCGGTCAGCCCGCCCTCGGCGTCGAGCGGGAAGTCGGTGAGCCAGTCCGGGCGGGTCGTGACCGCCCGCATGAAATCGCCGTACCGGGTCCGCGCGAGGGGTCGCCCGCCGCGCACGCTGCTGACCAGTTCGTCGTGGACGTGCAGCGCCACCGGCATCCCGCCCTCTTCCAGCAGCACCAGCCCGTGAGCGATCACGTCCCGGGCGATGGCCTGCACCACGTTCTCGGTGATGCTCCCGCCGTACAGGTGCTTCCGGCCGTACCGCGGCGACCAGTACGTGACCGCCGGGATGCCCTCGGTGCCCTCGTACCACGACGGGAACTGGGCCTGAACCTGCGCGGCCCGGTAGACCAGTCGCCGCCCGGACGGGAGCGTACAGATCAGGTTCCCGTCGGCCATGTGGAAGGAGCACCGGCCCGCGTACGTCCGCACGCAGTCCGTCACACACATCACCACGGCCCGGTTCAGGTCGTACCACAGCCCGCCGCGGAAGATCGGTCGGCCGTGGTCCGGGTGTGGACCGTGGTACTCCCCCGCTACGGCCGGGTGCATCTGCCGGAACGCCAGGATGCACTCGTGCGGGGTGACCCCCACGCGGGTCAGGTCGATCCCGTTCGCTGCGGCGTACAAGGCGAACTTGTCCCCGCCTAGCTGATACCCCGCGCCCAGGACCACGACCTTGCCGACCTGCCGGAACGGGTGCTTCTTGATCGGCAGCGGCTTCCCCGTCTTCGGGTCGGGGAACGCGGTCCACGTCGCCCGCGGCCCGAAGATGCGCTCGGCCATCGTCATGTACGGGTCGCCCCCGTCCCAGAACGAGTCGGTCAGCCACTTCTCCCCCGCGCACCACGCCAGCACCCGGCACTCGATGTTCGACAGGTCGGCCATCGCGAGCACGTCGCCCTCGTCCGGCACGATGATCGAGCGCAGGAGCGCGCTGGCGGCGTCGTCCACCGACAGGTACGGGTACAGCAGCTTCCCGTCGGCCCCGCGCGCGTCGAGGGGGAGCGTGGCCCGGACCGCGGAGTAGTCGAGTCGCCCGGTGGACTCGTACAGGTCCAGCAGCCGCCACGTGTCCACGCCCTCCTTCGGCCGGGGGAAGTTGTGCGGCTGGATGCGGCGCGCGGCCCAACGGCCGGTGTGGGCACCCCAGTACACCGACCAGTGCCGGAGCCGCCGGTCGTCGTCGGTGGCGCTGAGGGCCGTTTCCAGCTTGCCCCCGGTGATGCGCAGGGCGCTCATCCGCAGTTCGAGCACCTTCACGATTCGTGACAGATCGACCTTCGGGGTCGCGTCCCCGCCCTCGTCCTCGGCCGAGTCGTCCTCGCTCGCGTCCTCGTCGGCCACGGCCCGGTGGGTGTCCACGTACCGGGTCACCACGTCCCGGCGCAGGGACGTGAACTTCAGCCCCTGCGCGTCGAGCCATTCGAGCACCCGCGCCCGGCTCTGGACCGCGGCCTGATCGGGCAGCGCGCCGTCGGTCAGTTCGGCGATCCGGGTGATCGCGTGGGCCTTGCTCTCGTCGGCCAGCTTGACCAGGGCGCGGGTGAGGCCCAGGTCGATCCGCAGCCCGCGGGCGTTGATCGTGTCGTGCGCGGCCCGGACCCGTTCCTCGTGCGGGGTCGTCCGGGCCTCGCGGGTCACGCGCTCGTACAGGGCCTTCGTCAGCCGCACGTCTTGCAGGTTGTACTTGGCGACCAGCAGGGTCTGACCCACGGGCACGTTCTCGGGTTCGCAGTCGTCGGGGCCGGTGGCGCGGTACGCCTTCTTCAGGGCCTTCGCCCCGGCCTCGTACTTCCCCTCGCCCCAGAGGGCCTTGCCGATTGCGTCCAGCCCGCCCGGGAGACCGACCGACAGGGCGAGCGGGTACGTGTCCACCCAGCGCACGGGCCAGTCGTCGCTGGTACACTCGTCCCACACCAGCCGGTCGAAGGTCCACGAATTGTGACCCACCCACGGGCGGCGGGCGCGGCGGGCCAGGACCGAGGGGACGGTTCCCCCGACGTGGACGGTCACCCCCGGCAGGTGCAGGTCGGCGTGGGCCTTCGGTGGGGGCGCGGTCAGGCCGGGGAGCCACACGTGTTCCTCCCCGTCCACCGCCCACGCCACGGTCAGCAGGCGGGTCGTGGGGTGCTTGGCGTACTTGTACGACCCCTCGGCCTTCAGGTCGCAGGCCGAACGGGTTTCCAGGTCGATGAACACGGGGGTCACTAGCCGATCCTCAGAGTGACGGTGTGGGTCGCCGCGAACACTACGATCAGGTGCCGGTCGGGGACGGACGAGTCCGCGAGACACGGCCAGGGTAGGTGGGGGTATCCTACGCACTGCCCGTGCGGTCTCATGGCGTACAGGTGCCCGCTGATCTGGTCGGGCCACAGCCCTTGCTCGCGGAACCGCCCGACCACCCACCGCACGTACTCCGCTTCCGTTGCCCACGGGCCGAACACCCCCGCCGCACGGTACAGCGCGCCCCCGCCACCGTCCCGGTACAGGTGGTGCCCACGGGACCGCAGGGTGCGGAGCAGGAGCGCGTCCTCGGGCCACCCGTGGTCGCACAGCAGGTCGGCGATTACGCTGCTGGACAGGCCTGTGACGAACGCTCGGGCCTCGTCCCACCACCCGGTGAGCGCGGCCCGCACGTCGGGCAGGGTGAGTATCTGGTCCTCGGTCATTTGGCTCTCACCCGTGGGTCACGTACCACCCGCCCCCGGACGGGCGGTCCGGTGGGGGCAGGCGCGACAGTAAGTATAGCAAGACGACCGCGGCCGTCAAGACGGCGATCACGTGACGGCCTCCCAGCGCTTCAGGTACTCAGCGATCACCGTCCGCGCGGAGTACCGGACCCGGCGCGAGGGCGCGAACACGTCGGCCTCGTCGTCCGGCGCGGCCCGGGTCAGCAGACCGAACGCGTGGCCCTCTGCCTCGCCCAGCCTCGCGTCGAACGGTTTGATGATGTCGTGCCGGATCGCCCCTGAGCACGAAGGGGTCCGCCGAAACTTAGCCCACAACGCCGTGCAAACCATGTCGGCGTACCGGGCCGGGCCGTCGCCGAAGAACGCGCGCTTCACGAATCGTTGGTGGTCCCCCTCGCCGAGACACTCGGGTGCGTCGTGCAGCAGGGCGGCGAGCCGGGTGCTGGGGGTGTACCCTCTGGCGAGCAGCCAGTCGTACAGGCGCACGCTGTGCTCGGCCACGCTGTACGCCCCGGCCTGCCCGCCGAACCGGGTCACGTGGGCGAGGCCGTAGGCCAGATCGTGCGGGGTCACCTGGGACACGTCGGCCGTGGAGTCCGTGACGGTCATCCGACCGCCGGAGTGGAGTCCAATCTGGATCACGGGGCACCGTCCTTCAGTTCGCGGAGTAGGGCACGGGCCTCGATCATCGGGTCGAACGTCCCGTCAGCGTCGCAGTAGTGCCATTGGCCGTTCCACAGCCGGGGGACGAGCCACGCGTGCCCGCCCGCGTCCCGCCAACGCGAAATCGTGGCGTCCGAGTCCTCGACCAGAACCACGCCCCAGTGCGCGAGGAATGCCTTGTTCGAGCCGATGAACACGTCCCGCCACGGGTCGAACCCGAGGGGTGACAGGTGCGTCGCGGCCCACAGTCGCTTGCCCTCGTCGCAGCCCGGCGTGCGGCACGGGCTGGTCAGGAACGCGACGCGCTCGCGCCCGACGGCCTCGATCACCGCGCCGAGCAGGGCGAACCCGTCCTCCCAGCGGCCGAGGCCCGCCCAGAAGTCGCGGCCCATCGGCGCGTAGAACTGCTCGTCGGTCAGCCCGTGCTTGTGGTGGAAGTTCCACTCGGTCACCGGTTCCGGCGCGATCCCGTGGACGGCGAACGCCCCGTCGGTGAACCGGGCGAGCACACCGTCGAAGTCGAACAGCACCTTAATACTCTGCACCGTAGACCCTCCAAGTAGTCGGCTTGATGCCTCACTCATACTCGACCTTCCCTTCGGCGTACAGCGTGAGCAGCTTCTTGATCCGCACCAGATGGTGCTGGCACTCCTTGTGGGTGATCGCCCCGTACGGAGCGTGCCCGTCGAGCCACAGGAGGCAGTACACCCCCGGCTTGTAGGGTCTGCTGCGGACGAAGAACCAGTCCTGAATCGGGTAGTTCCTCACGATCAGCCAGCCCGGATTTCCCCGCTCGTACAGCCAGTCTGAGTACGCCTGCTGGCCGATCTTGTCGTTCGTGTTCGTGGCAGATGGGGGTCATGGTGTCCTCGCGGGAAAGCGGGGGTGGAGACGACCGGCTTCGTCCGCAACGAACTGCGCCATCGGCTGCTGGCAACCGAAACAAAGACGCGCCGCTTGGGTGTCGGGGTACAGTAAGAACGCCGGGCACAGACCGCACTCAGTAACGGCGGACTTCCCAGACGACGGCGTTACGGCCGGGGACGGTTCCGAAACACACGTCGAGGGCGGACAGTTCGATAACATGGCCGGGGTACTCCTGGAGAAGGATCATCAGGTCGTCGTAGCTGTTCTCGTTCAGGACCGTTCGGAGAAGCGTCTCTGCCGCGCTGCCCTGCCACAGCTTCGGGGAGCGCATGTGGGTCCGCCACGATCCGGGCGCGGGGCGGGCGTTTCCGCTGCACAGCAGGCCGGGGCCGTCCCACCGGCGGCACACGTCGCCCTCCCAGCGGGTCGCGCCGAACTGTGTGACCATCGGGCTGATGCAGAAGTCGCGCCCGAAGCGGCCCGTCTCGATCACGTGGGCGACTTCTTTCTTGGGCACGTTCAGCCGGGTGCCGGGGAACCCGGGGATCGACGTGTGCTGCACGCCCCACAGGTCGCCCCGCTTGTACTCCGGCGAGGACAGCCAGTCACGAATCGTGAAGAACCTGGGCAAGGTGTTGCCGAAGTCCCCGCGGACGATCCGGCGGTACATATCACTCTTGGTCAGCACGGGCGGTTGCATACTACACTCCCACCTTCGTTAGGATGTACCCGAGGGCGACGCAGCAGGCGAGGGTCGTCAAGACCAGCAGCACCGCGAGGATGAGCACGGCCCACACCAAGCAGCCCACCGACTCTTCGATCATGTCGAACGCGTTCGAGACCTTGTACACGTCAGCCCTCCAGTTGGAACATCACCCACGACGCCGCCTCGTGCCGGACGCGGGCCAGGGCGTCGTTCGACAGGCCCATCGCGTCGCGCGTCTCGTCCCACGTCAGCCCGTCGAGTACCCGGTGCCGCAGGTAGAGGCCCACTTCGCTCCGGGGAGACGGCCCGGCGAGCAGGTCCAGCAGTTCGACCGTGAACCCCGGGCACCGGGCCTCGGCGCGCTCACACACGGTCGTGCCCTCCGGGGCTTCCGGGCGGGTCTTCTTGCGCGCCAGGGACAGCAGGTGCCGCCGGGCGACGGTGTACGCCAGGGCGGGGGTGATCTTGGACAACCGGTCCGCGCCCAGCGCGAGGACCGCGATCACGGCTTCCTGCTCGCAGTCCGGGGCGGCGTACCCGAGCCGCTTCAGGACCACCCCGGTGTGTTCTGCGGCTCGCTTCAGCGCGTGTTCGCAGTGGTGCAGCGCGTCTTCGGTGGTCACAGCATGGCCTCCCACTTGGTCGGGTCCGCGATCTGCTCGTTGACCTTCAGCGGCTTCTTCATCGGCCCGACGCGGTAGCGTAAGTATACCGTGTTCCCGTCGGATTTCAAGTCCAGCTTCACCACGTCGTCGGTTTTCAGCAGGGCCGACCAATCCTTTTCGAGCAGCCGCCGCGCCCCGGACCAGTTGTGCGGGTCCGCGAACATGCTGTACACCGTGCTCAGATCACTCTCGCTCTCCCCCGGGGTGCTGTCCGACCGCGCGATGCGCTTGTACCCGCGGGCGTGGAGCGTGGCCTCGCGGCCCACCGGGTCCGGGGCCGCGCACACGAGCCGGAACAGTTCGAGCAGCCAGGGCGTCGGGTCCATGAAGTCGGTGCTGTCTTCGATGGTCTTCACCCCGAGGCCGTCCGCGATCTGGTCCCAGGTCGCCGGGAGCGCGAAGCACTCGTCCACCACGCCGCTCAAGATGCTGTCGCACGCGGCCGACACCGCGTCGCTGACCCCGCGGATCAGGTTCAGGTTCGTCAGCCCGGCGGCGGCGATGGTCTGCTTCCAGTCGCGCTTGGCCCCGCTGACGTAGTGGTGCCGGATGCGGCGCGCAAGCTGGGTCTCTTCGCGCAAGTCCTCGGGGCACTGGGTCTCGGTCAGCACGAGGCTCGGCAGGCGACCCATCTTGACCGGTCCCTTGTACAACTGGTGCGACGCGCTGTACGGGGTCATGGTCAGCACGAAGTCCAGGGCCTCGCGCGTCGTCAGCTTGTGCCGCCCCTTGCCCGCGTCCTTCAACAATTCGTTAATCACCACGACCGGGCCTTCCTGCGCGCCCTGGCGGATCGCCTCGCGGAACCGCGACTCGTCGGCGTCGAACTTGGACTCGTTGCCCACGCGGGCACCCAGTATCCCCGCCGCGACCTGGGCCATCGCGGTCTTGCCCGCGGCCGACACCCCGCTGACGAAGATGATCGGGGGCAGACCGAGCCGGGTCTCCTGGGCGCACCCGAACGAGGCGAGCAGGGCGCGCACGTACGTGCGGTCGATTCGTGGCAGGATCGACTCCAACGTGGCCCACGCCTCGGCCTCGGGCACGCGCTTGCTCACCGGGACGTACCGGGGCATCCGGCGCGGCCCGGCCACCCGCGGCAGGTCCGGGTTGACCACGGCCACGGTCGTGTTGTCCGGCTCGGGAAGGAACCGGGCCGCGAGCCGGTAGCCGTGGACCACGCTGATGTTCCGGTATCCGTAGCGGTCGATGCCCTTCGTCTGGTTCAGTTCGCACACGACCGCCGGGTCGGTCTTGACCTTACCGTCGTCCTCGGCCCGCAGGCAGACGGGCAACCGGGCCAGGATCGGGGCGATGTCCTTCGGGTAGCTGTACGACTCATCGACCGTCATCCACAGGTTGTTGACCCGCGCGAGCGCGTCGGTCACCGGGTCGAACACCCGGCCGATCAGTGCGGCGGTGGGTCGTCCGGCGTGGTACGCGGCGAGCGCGGCGGCGTACGCGTGCCGCGCGAAGGGTTCGGGGAGGCCGTAACGCTCGGCGAGAACCCACTTAGCCTGCCCCCAGTGAACTGCGTTTCGCACGAGTCCACCCAGTTCCCCAGCAGACGGTGATCCAAGAAGGGTTCCCCACGTGACGAATCCTGCACGCCGAGAGCCGAGAGTAAGGCCCTTGCCGTTGCAGCGGAAGCAGTACAGTCCGGACTCCAGGACATACACAGGATCACGTTCGGCTCCGGGTACGGGGTCGATGGGGCAGTGGGTGTGGTCGTAGCGCTTGCCGCACTCCATGCCGCGGGCGTCCAGCCACTCGTCGCGGTCGGCGTCGCTGTACTCGGGCGCGCCGAGCCACTCCACGAACCCGGCGGCGGCGTCCTGGTCCGGGTAGTGCTGGACGGGTTCGGCCCCGGGGCCGCGGACGACGGCCTTCAGTTCGAGGCCCGCGGTCGGGTCGCAGGTGCGGAACCGGAGCGCGGCGACCGAGGCCAACTGCTCCGCGGTGAAGTCGCCCGCCGCGACGTAGAACAGGTGCAGCCCGCCGGAGCGCGAGAAGTGCCACGCCAGCGGCTTCGGGGCCAGCTTGACCGTGACCAGCGTTTCCAGCCAGTCGCGGGTCGGCGGCTCGCCCTCGTGGTAGTCCACGTCCAGGCAGCACAGCGCGGTCTTGTCGGTCCACTCGGCCACGTGGTCCACCGGGACCGTCGGGAGCACGTCCTTCACGAATCGTGAGGGCGCGACCGCGTGCGTGACGGCCGCGGTCCGGGGGGCGTCGATGGGCCGGACGAGCACGGTCCCGGCCGCGGGCGGGGTCGCGCCGGGGACGGTGAACCGGATCATCCCGCCCCGGACCCGGACCTGCTCGCACCAGTCGGACAGCAGGTCCGGCTCGATCCCCCACGCGCGGGACACCGCGGCCCGGCTCTTGGCGCTCGCGGGGTCGAACTTGTCACGGTGCGGGGCCTTGCCGTCGCGGAACACGGCCAGGAGTAGCTTCGTGCCGCTGGGGGTCAGTTCAACGTCCATTATCGGTGTACTCCGGGTGCAGGCCGAGGATGCGCCCCTCGTCGGTCACGTCGATCCGGTCGCCGACCTGGGGGTTGCTGCGGGTCGCCGTCACGTACGCGGAGTACGTGAACCGGCGGTACTGCGGGAGTCCGAACACCGCCGGGGCACAGAGGGCATCGACTTCGTCCCCCCTCACCGCCTGGACCTTGTATACCGCGAACATGCGAGCACCTTCTTGCGTTGCGTGTGAGACAGGGACAGGAGCGCGATGGCGGTCTGCTCACACAACAGACAGCCGCGCTCGCGGGCGACATCCCGGCCGTACTCGATGCTGCGGTTCCCGTCGTCCACGACGGTGTGCAAACAACAACCGGCCCCACCGGTCGGGCGCGAGTATATCGCGGTGACCAGAGAGGCCGTTCGCATCGTAGCGTGCATCGTGAAGCCCGAGGGGGTGGAGTCGAACCCGCCATTTCCGGCACTGTCGCCGGTGTACTTAACCTTTATACGACCCCCGGGGTGTCTCGTCAACGGAGCGGGCACCTGCCGTTGGGACAGTACGGGACCGCCGGGGACGGCGCGGCGATCACCGGGGCCGGGGGGAGGGTAAAGTAGCCGATCCCGAACGCGGTCTCGACCTTCACCGACTTGCCCGCGGCGAACGCGGCCTCGATCTGCTCGACCGACGGGCCTCGGGTCTCGCGCGGGGTGATCTGGGTCTGGCCGACGACGCCCGGCTCGCCCGCGACCGTGTACCGGAGCAGCACGCGCTTCCCGGTGCCGGGGTCGGTGTAGAAGGACGCGGACACGACTTCGACCGGCTCCGCGGTCGCGACCGCGGAGAGGGCCAGCGGGGACAGGGCGACCAGTGCTGCACGAATCATGGAAACACTCCACAGGGGTTAGGGAACAGGGCCACGGCCGGGACTCGCACCCGGTTGACCGGAACCGATCCGGTGCATCATGCTCTAAATGCTTCACATGGCATTCAACGAACAGGTCGTGACGTGGGAGTCGAACCCACTCTGCGAGGACGGTTGTACTGCCGTACCCTCTGCGGCACCCGAGTGCTGGCGGAACCGACCGCCCGTGTCACAACTTGGCCCGCCCGGGTTCGGACCGTTGAGCATGCTCTCGCGTCCTACGTCCGGGTCAGGGTCTCACGTGGCTCAGAACGGGGTCGGGTCGAACACCGCCTCGGCGGGAGCGCCGGTCTCGGCCAGCCGCCGCACTTCCTCGACCACCGTGTTGTACTTCGCGGCGGCGATCTGGATGCGCGGCCACGCGTCGGTCAGCCACTGGTTCAGCGCGTCCACTTCGTCCTTCGGGGTCGGGTAGGTCCGGCCGTGGCCCTGGTTGAACGGCTGGCCCTTGCCGCTCTTGGGGGCTTCCAGGGTGGACCAGATTTCGGTGCGGAACCGGCCCCCGGGGATGCGCGCGTCCGCGCTGATCTTGTGGGCCGCGCCCCGCTTGGCCCACTCGACCGGGTTGCACGCCGGACCCGGGCGACCCGGCTCGCCGAGCAGTTGGATCGTCTGCCGGAGCGCCGAGCACTGGGCCGACCGCAGTTGGAGCGTGGCCGCGGTGAACTGGCCGTTCCCGCGGGCGACCGCGACCAGCGCGAACAGGTGCTCGCGGTACTTCTGCGCGAACAGGTCGTCGTCGCTGTGGAACGACGCCTGCGTGACGTTCATGTCGTCGTCCACGGTCGTGAAGAACCGGGCGTACTGGATCAGGTGCAGCCCGAGCGGGTCCACCGCAATCGGCTCACCCGTGTCCATCAGGTAGAACCGGCCGTCCCCGTCCTTGCTGACCTTGATCCCCGCGCCGTCCAGGGCCTCGGTGTTGGTGCTCGACTTCTTGCCGCGGAAGGCCACGTACGGCACGGACACGTGCGCGGCCCCCTGGTGGCCCGACGATTCGTGAACCGGGGACGCCAGCGCGTCCAGGCTCGTCGGGGTGACCATCGCCGCGGTGATCGGCTCGGCCTTGACCAGCGTGTTGTTCTCGCTCATCTGACACATCCTCAGTGGTTGTAGAGTCCCTTGAACATCGCGTGGCACTTGGGCCACGGCTTCACGTGACAGAACCGGCAGGACTCGTTTCCGGGTCTGAACACCGCCTCACCCCGTCGGACCGCCGCCACGACGGGCGGGATCATCAGGAGCAGGTCTTCGCACTGGCTGACGGTCAGTGGGTTCTCCACATGCACCCGCCCCCTTGTTATACGATACCCGTTCGTATAAATCAACCCCCCGGGTTGAATATTTTTGTCGAGGGTCGCGCGGGCCGCGAGGGTGTACACGGCCTGCTGGGTCAGGTACTCCAACACGGTCACGCTGGCGTCGTGGAACGTGCCGGTCTTGATGTCCCACACGCTGAGGCCGTTCGCGTCCTCGCGCACCTGATCGAGCGTGCCCTGGATCACGACCGGTCGCCCGGTGGGGTCTCCGGGGTCGGCGGGGAGGACGAGCCGGACCGGTTCCTCGCACCACCGGACGACGGCGTTTTTGTTCGTCGGATCGGCAGCGTAGGCGCGGAAGATTTTGACCGCCTCGTTCGGATCGCCTTCTGGAAACTGCGCCCGAGCCGCTTCGAGCGCGGCCAGCCCCGCCTCGATGCGCTCGGCCTCGGTGCCCTTCGTCTTGTGGTAGTGCTCGGCGGCGTCGTGGACCAGATTGCCGGTCTGGGCCTTCTCGCCGCCCTCGCGTTCCTCGTGCATCGTCAGGACGATAGACATGGGGCACGCGAGCAGTTTGGAGACCCGGCTGGGGCGCAGCGGGCGGGCCTCGGACGCGAAGGCGGACAGGTCGGGGTGGATGACGGTCAGTGGGGTCACGGTCCCACCCCCTGGATCAGGCGGGCCGTGGTCAGGGCGAGAGAGAGCAGCGTGAGCGCCGTCGCGAGGGCGTGGAGCGCCAGCAACCAGCCGTCCGGGGGCTGACGGGACCAGAACGACGGTGCGAACCACGGCGAAGTCAGGACCAGGAGCAGCAGGACCAGCAGTACGAAGACGATGAAGAAGACTGTCACGTGGGGCCTCCCAGTTTGATGACCACGAACCCGGCGACCACGAGCGCCGCCCCGATCAGGACCGCGGCCGAGGGGCGCACGCCGAGTGCGAGCAGCGGCAGCAGGTAGTACGCGAACAGCATGATCCCGTCGAGCGCCAGCGACAGGACGAAGATGCTGTTCTTCGCGTCGAGCAGCTTGCACGCGACCGCGAAGGCCACGGCGTTGCCCGCGCTGATCGCCACGAACACCGGCGCGTACCACCCGGCGCGCCGGTACTCGTCCACGTACGTGATGATCGAACCGGCGATCATCAGTACGAGTGTCGTGAGGACGCACCAGATCACGGGGTCACCACCTTAGCCCCGTCCAGCGGGATTTCGCGCAGGGTGCCGTCGGCGCACCGCACCGCGAGCAGGTACTGGCTGGATACGGTCTGACCGATCAGGTATTCGGCACTCACGGCTGGTCCTCTTTGGGTTTGCGGGTCTTCTTCGGGGCGTTGGCGTCGGCGCACCGGTTGACCACGGTGTTGCGTCGGCCGTTGTACTCGTCGTGTTTCACCACGGTGCAGGTCACGTCGTACGTGCCGCCGACCTGCGGGTCGAACTGCCCGCCCTCGCCCGCGAACCAGACCAGTTCGTGACCGGACGCGGCCACGAACCGGATCAGGAACCGGGCACCCCACTCCGGGTGGTCGGGGTTGACCCCGAGGGGCTTCAGTTCCGTACACTGGCACCCGCGGACGGTCAGGCGCTGCTTCACGTCGCCGAGGAACTGGCCCGTCGGCGGTTCACGATTCGTGGTCGGGCCGCACGCCGGGCACGGAAGCCCCCCGCCGAGCGCGAGGGGGTCCAGGGCGGCGCAAGCTGCGCACCGCATCACGCGCCCCCCGTCCAGAGCGTCACGCCGGTGCGAACACCGTAGATCGCTTCGGCGCGGTCGAGCGCGGCGACCGTGTTGTGCTTCGGCGCGGTGAACAGCCACGTCCCGTTGACGCAGTACGAGCCGACCAGGGCGCGGGTGTCGTGCGTCGTGCCGTCCACGGTCACCTTGTCCACGATCTGCCCCACCCCCAGGCGTCCGCTCGCGTACACCGCGGCCACGGCCCTCGGCAGGAAGGTGGTGATTTCTTCCCCGGGGCCGCGGAGGACCGTGACGAGGACATCCTGGTACGTCACGGTGACCTGCTGCCCGGGGGCCACGACGTAGACGACACGGACCGCCCCGCCGGACGGGTCTGTGTACGTCACCCGCAGTCCCTGGCCCGGGAGCGCGTCGGTGGCTTCGGCACACGCGGCGGCGAACCGCTCGTAGTCCCCGAGGGCAAGGGCGGGGATCAGGCGATCCTGGCCGTCGATGAGGACCTGCATCATCCCGCCCACGTGCAGCACCACCTTGTCGCCGGGGGCGACGCCGGGGATGGTGTCCGGGGGGCCGGTGTGGGCGAACGGCGAGCGCCCGGGCACACTCACCACGTACGTCTCGTCCGGGTCGGCGAGCAGGCCGTTTTCCCCCAGCGTGCAGATCGTGGTGATCGCACCCTCGTCGCGCCCGCGGGCACGGACCTTCCCGTCGTCCAGAAAGGTCAGCTTCACGTCGAAGAGGGTCTCGATCTTCTTGCTGATTTCGTCCGCGGTCATTGGTCCACCTTGAAAGAGGAACGGGTGTTGCACAGAATCGGGAGCACCTGAAACTGCCGGGCGTCTGGCACGAACGTCGGGTCGAGACCGCGGGACTCCGCGGTCTTGGCCCACCAGTCTTGCATCGGCGGGGTCACGGGGATCGGCCGCGTCGAGACGTACCCGTCCAGGTTCGGGATGCTCTCGACCCGCCGCCACGGGCCGTAGTCCTTCTTCTTATACGTCACCGTGCGGCCGTCGTCAAGTGTTTTTGTCGCGGTTTCTCCGGTGTACGGGTTCGTGCGCTGGTAGAACTGCGGGTCGGGCACGCACGCGTGCAGCAGGACCGCGTACTGGTGCGTGCCGTCCGGGGTCTGTAGTGCGTACAGGCTCAGGTGCGACCCGTCCACGAGGGGCACCTGGGACACCGTGAACTTGCCGAACCCTTCGAGGCCGATGGCCCGCGCGAGCGTGCGGCGCGAGGGCTTGTAGTCCGGCCCCCACGCGGCCTGGGCGTCGCGGACCACCGAGGACGGCAGCACCCCGGCCCACAGGTACGCGTGGCGGCTGATGTTGTGGTTGCACGCGATGTACTCCGGCGGCTCCTCGGTCGGCCGGGTGCCGCGGCCCACGCGCTGCATCCACCGGACCGGGGACATCGTGGGCGCGCAGTCGATCTGCACGCGGATCGGCAGGTCCACGCCCTCGCTGACCACGTTGACCTGGACCAGCACGGCCTCACGGTTCGTGACCCGGCGGAACGCCTCTTGCCGGGACGATGCCCCGACCACCTTGTCCCCGGTCACGATCACGAAGGGCGCGTTCGCTTTCGCGAGCGCGTCGCCGATGGCCGCGGCGCTCGCGACCCCCGGGGCCGTAATCATCGTGGCCCGGTGCCACCGGTAGGCCCCGCGGTCGAAGAACTGATCGACCGCGCGGAACACCAGATCGTCCACGACGGTCGCCAGGGCGCGCTCGACGGCCTTCGTCTCAAAGTCGCCGTTGACGACCTTGATGGTCTCGTCGTTCAGCAGGGGCCACACGCGCATGTTCGGGCGGGCGACGAACCCGCGCAGCACCGCGTTCTTCAGGGTGATGAGGGGCAGGGGGGTGCCCCACTTGGCGCGCAGCTTCGCCGTCTCGTCGGGCGTGCCGCGGTAGCCGGTGGCCGTGTACGCGACCGCCGGGCACTCCCCGCACAGCGCGTGCAGGGTCTCGTAAGAGGAAGCTGTTGTGTGGTGGGCCTCATCGAACTGGAGCATCCTCGGCGGATCGCACTCGGCCCGCATCAGCCGGTTGTGCAGCCGCATCACGGTCCAGATGCCCGCGGCCTCGCACGTGGCCTGCTGCGCGGACTCGGGGAGCGTGAGCGCGGACGCGTACTCGGCCTCGGACACTGCCGCGAGGCGCTTGTAGATGCCGAGGCTGATTTCGGTCGATGGCGTGACCGTGACCAGCCCCGCGTGGTGCAGGGCGTCGTGGTTCGCCGCCTGGACGAAGGACTTGCCCGCGCCCGTGGGGGCGGTGTAGAGCGCGGACCCTCCCGCCGAGAGGGTCGCCACCGCGTCCACGTGGCCCGACTGTTGGTAATCATGCAGGGGCATCGGTCTCTCCGTCTTTGGCCGGGGGTTCGGGGGCGGCGCGGGCTTCCTCCGCCCTCTTAATCATTACGGTGCCCGCGGCGATCAGGCACGCGAACTGCGCGGCCGTCAGGGGCGGGAGTGCGGTCTCCCCGACGGTCACCACGACCGTGCTGTTTTCGGGGTCTACATCGAACGTCACACCGGGCAGATCGGGGTTGTCGGGCTTCAGGACGATGCGGTTTGCGGGGTCGCTCATCGTAGTACCTTTCGGGCGTACGCCCAGTCCCCGGTGCGTGACACGTACAGCAGCAACCCGGCCCGGGTGCGGGAGCGCTGTTCTTCGTCGGACGGGTAGACGGGGGTGCAGTAGCCGTACTCTTCGTGCTCGACCCACCTGCACGGCTCGCGGTGCAGTTCGCCCAGGCCCATCCATTGCAGCAGGGCGTACTCGTAGGACGATACGCACGGCCACCCGAGGGCCTCGGCCGACGGGTAGCGCCCGCGGGCCAGGGCGTCCAGGTCGCGGACGATCAGCGCCGCGCGGACCCGTTGCAGCCGGGCGCGGGCCTCGGGGCACTCGGCGGTCCGGGCCAGCAGGTCCACGGTCGCCCGGTCCCCGAACGCGCGGACCGCGGCCTCCCCGGTTTCACGAACCGTGAAGTCGGGCGCGGACAGGCTCAGGGCGAGGACCAGGGTGAGGATCGTGTTCATCGTACGGCCTCCGGGGGCAGGGTGTCCATCGGGTTCAGGGCGTCGGCGTCGGTCACGAACGCGGGGCGCAGGCTGAAGCCGGGGCCGTGGTCCAGCCACCGCTCCCGGCTCTTGGCCTCGGACCCCAGGCACCAGCCGACGAAGGCGACCGTCAGGGCCGGGGCGCTCGCGCGGGCCAGGACGAACACCCCCGCGTCCGGGTCGTACGGGTGGGCGATCAGTCGGCCCCGCGGGTGCGACGTGGCCCGCACGTGCAGGTTCTTGCCCACGTCGCAGGGGATCAGGTGGTGCTCCAAGCTGAACGCCTTCGTCGCGCGCCAGTCGGCCAGCACGTCGTCCCCGAGGGCCTTCGCCAGCGCGTACTCGGCGACGGCCCCGACCGCGTGGCGGTCCAGGTGAGAGCCGCCGCGGTCCCGGTACTCGGCGGGCGAGCGGCCCCGGTGCTCACGCAACCACTGGCGCTTGTGCCCAATCGAGCACGCGGCTTCCCACTCGGCGGTCGTCAGCGTTACGTCCAGGTTCATCCCATAGGCTCCGTAAGCAGGCGTCGTGTCCGGCCAGGACGCAGTTCCACGTGCCCCGCTCCGCGTAATCCCGTTCGACCCGTTCCGCGATCACCCCGCCAGGAAGGACAGTAGGAACGCCTTCTCTTTGGCCCAGCGTACCAGTGTGCTATCGTTCATGGTCGTCTCCTCGTTTTGGGCAGGGGAGACGGCGCATTAAACGTACCACATCGTGTGAGCGTGAACGATCCGGCTGATCGTGACGGTCGTACACTCGTGCTGCCGGGCAAGGTCGGCGATGGTGAACACCCCGTCCCAGTAGTCGTCCTTGATCCGGCGGGCGTCCGCGAGGCTGAAGCGGAGCGGGCGTCCCGGTTTGCGCCGGTCGGCCTCGTACAGTTCTTCCGTCGTGACACGCTTGAAGCCGCCGCCGGGTCCGGACACATAGTGCTCCCCGGGTGCGAGCGGGCCATGCAGGGCCGTGCCCTGCACATCCCACTCACTCACAGGTCTCCGTCCGTCTCGGATTATGCGCGGTTTCATACCTATAATATCGCATCGACGGGCCGGTTCACTCTGCCGGAACGTCCAGATTTCCCATTCTGACGCCGAGGCGACCGAAGTGCGTATACTTACTCGGTGTCGGCCGTGATCGCTAACCCGAGCAGCCGTAACGACTTAAGGTAGTAAGTATGGTCACTTCCCCTTCTCTCTTCTTTTTCTAGGAAAGGCAACGTAAATAAAATCAAGATTCATAGCAAAAGAATAGGAACATCCGCTGGCGCGCCCGAGTAGGCGGGCGGCGCGAAACCGGGAATTATTACTTGACCTGCCCGCGCCCGCCGAGTATAATACCCGCGTCGCCCCACCCTGTTCCTCTCGGATGCACAAATCGTGGACCACGTTCTCGACTCCCTCTGTCGCGCGGCGGCAGAGAAGGCACGCACGGGCAACCAGACCGTCCGGTTCCAGTACCACGCGGACGGCCGGGTCGTCGCGCCCGGGTTCGGCGACGACCGCATGGTCGGCTCCCTGTCCGCCGTCATCAACAGCGGCTGGGACACGTGGGTCGCGTACCCGTCCGGCCTCGTCCAACCGCTCCCGCGCGTCAACTGGTTCTGGGCGTTCCCGCCCGACGCCCGCGGCTACCCCTTCCGTCAGGGCAACGCGGAGCAGGCGTGGCGGTACGCGACCGGCCTGGGCATCCCCCTCGAACAGGTCGAGGCGATCCCCCTCCACCTGCACTCCGGCACCTGCGTGCTCATCAACGGCGTCATCCGGCACACCCTCGCGTTCCCGGCCTGGGCGGGGGTGTAACGTGAAAGACCTACTTACCCTGTGCCACGAGCACCCCGACTACGCCCTGGCTCGCGAGCACTAAACCGCTATCCCGACAAAATCTGTTATACTTTAGCCCTTGCTTCACCTATAATATAGGTAGAAGCAAGGGCTACTTGCGCTATTACTGAATCGTGAAAGGAGACGAAGAAAATCCGAGCCGGGAGTCCCACTGTGGACGCACTGACCGAAACCGAACTGATTAACACCGCCACCAAGATCGTGCGCAAGTTTGCCGGTCGATTCCCTCCCGGGGTCACGGCCGAGGACGCGCACAACGACGCGGTAACCCTCCTGATCGAGCACGCGGCCAAGCAGCCGTGCCTGTCGCACCTGTTCACCTATTCCTACGGCGTTCTGCGGGACCGCTACGGGCGTCAGTGGCGGCACGAGTACGCCCACCCGTCGCAGTCCCTCGACTCGGTGGACGAGGCCGACATCCCCGACGAACGCGCGGAGACGATCAAGCGCGACGTGCGGGACGCGGCGGACGCGCTGCCGGAGAAGGAGCGGACGGTGATCCTGCTGACGCTGGACGGCCTGACGCAGGACCAGATCGCGGAACGGCTGGGCGTGTCCCAGCCGTACGTCTCGATCCTGGTGAGCAGCGCCCGGAAGAAGATGAAAGCCACCCTCGCGGAGTCGTACGAATGAAGACGCCACCAATCGTGAACACCCGTCCGGTCGTGGGCCGTAACGTCGCCTGCCCGTTCTGCGGGTCCGGCCGCAAGTTCAAGCGCTGTTGCGGCGCGCCGAAGCCGTTGGACCTGCCCGAGGGGGTGCAGTTGGCCGCGCGCGCCGCGGGCCGTCCGCACGAGAAGCCGATCCTGTTCGCGTTCGACAAGCGCGTCGCGGTAGGGCCGATCCCATGCTCGCGCTAATCGGACTGGCGCTCCTGGTTATACTGTGGCCCCCGCCGAGCCGACAGTACCTGTGTTGGGGCTGCGGCGTGCGCTGTCACGCCGAGCACTGCAAGGTGTGCCGGGATGAATACGAGGCCGATACGAAAGCCCGATCCGCCGCGGTGTGAGTACGAACGGGTGGACAAGGACCACCACTCGTACTGTTGCGACGCCCCGGCCGTTGTCGTGTGGCTGGTGGACAAGGACGTTCGAGTGAGCCTTTGTCCGTCGTGCCGGCGCTGGGTCGAGACTCTAGAATCACTGGGTCACAAATCGTGAACCTTCCCTTTCGCTTCGCCGCCGCCGCCGCGTCCAGCATCGTCGTCCTCACCGACGAGGCCGCGAACTTGGTCCTCGCGGGCCTGCTGGGGTCCGGCCTGTCCGACGACAACCTGCGCCGCTTCGCGCTGCTCGGTCAGCCGATATTCCCCGGGTGGCTCGTTGGCCTGTCCGTCTCGGCGGACAAGACCTGCACCATCACGTTCGGGTGCTACGACACGACCGCGACGACCTTCTACCCGGTCTACCCCGTACAACTGGTCGCGGGCGGCTCGTCCGAGCACGTGGCCCGGTTCGAGAACCCCGGCTTCCCGATGCCCCTCGGCGGCGCGGTTCAACCCGCGATCAAGGTCGAAGTCGCCGCGGCCGACGTGATCCTCACCGGCCAGATCGAACTGATCCCGAACTTCGCGGAGCGCGACACCACCCCGTTCAACCCCGGCGGCTTCGGCCTCGGCACCCTCGGCACCACCAAACCGTAAAGGAACACTCGAATGGCCGACAACTTTGCTATCACCGCCGGGTCCGGCACAACCATCGCCGCCGACGAAGTGGGCGGCGCGAAGTATCAGCGCGTCAAGGTCGCCCTCGGTGCGGACGGCACGACCGTTGACGCCGTGGCGGGCGCGGGCGCGGTTGACACCGGCACCCAGCGCGTCACGCTCGCGTCGGACGATCCGGCGGTCGCGATCCTCACGGCGCTTCAGAAGGCCGAGGACGCGGCCCACCAGACCGGCGACAAGGGCGTGATGGCCCTCTCGGTCCGCGCGAACACCGCCGCGGCCACCAGCGGCACCGACGGCGACTACCAGCCGCTCATCACCGACACGAACGGCCGACTGCACGTGATCGACGTGACCGGCGCGACGATCCAACTGGCCGAGGACGCGGCCCACAGTTCCGGCGACAAAGGCGTGATGGCGCTCGCGGTCCGCCGCGACACCGCCGCGGTCGGCTCCGGCACCGACGGCGACTACAGCACCCTGAACGTGGACTCCTCGGGCAAGCTGTACGTCGTGGACAGCGACGCGGCCACCATCGCGGGCGCGATCAAGGCCGAGGACGCGGCCCACAGTTCCGGCGACAGCGGTGCGGTGATCCTCGCCAAGCGCACCGACGCCCCGGCCGTCTCGTCTGGCACCGACGGCGACTACAGCACGGTCAACGTGGACGCGACCGGCAAGCTGTGGGTCGCGACCCCGACCGCCGTGGTCAGCGTGACCCCGACGATCAGTGCCTCCCCCGACTACTCCGCGGGCGACGCCATCGGCGGCAAGCAGACCCTCACGGCCGCGGTGCTCGTCTCCGGCGGTGTGTGCGTGCTGGACAGCCTGATCGTCGTGGACAAGGCCAACCAGTCGCCCCAGTTCGACGTGCTGATCTTCGACGCGGACCCGTCCGCGTCGACCATCACGGACAACAGCGCGTTCGTGTTCAGCACCGACATCAGCAAGCTGATCGCGCGCATCCCGGTGGTCACCGCCGACTGGCAGAGCATCGACAGCACCGCGCTGGCGAGCAAGGGCAACCTGGGCATCACGCTTCAGGCCAGCGGCTCCACCAGCCTGTTCGCGGCCATCGTCGCGCGCGGCGCGTACAACGCGAACAGCACCGGCGACCTGATCCTGAAGTACGGCCTCCACAAGAAGTAAGGGCACCACCATGTGGCTGAAGATCGTCACTGACCTGCTCGCGGCGCTCGGACCGATCCTGTCCAAGCTGTTCCGCGAGTGGCTCGAATCCAAGCTGAAGGCCGAGGCCGCGCGCCTCGAACGTGAGGGGGAGCGCCCCCTCTCGGAGCGCACCAACCGGCTCCTTCTGCTTGATCGCGTCGCGCGCCGCCTGTGGTTCTGGCAGGCGGGGAAGAAGACCGCTGTCGCCCAGGCGCGCGCAGCGGTCTACACCGACCGCCTGAAGACCTTCGACGGCTTGATCGACGGGTAAGGAGACGCGCCGTGATCCGCGAGTACCCCGACACCCGGCAGACCGGCAGTTACGACTGCGGCGACGCCCTGGTGGACGGGGTGCTTCGTTTCCACGGCGTGCGCTCGTCCGCGGCGGTCCTGCGCCTCGCGACCGAGGACGCAGGGCTGCACCCGTCCACGCTGTACGCGATGCTCCGGCGGGCCGGGCTGCGCGTGCAAGCGGGCACGATGTCGATAGACGACCTGCGGCACCACACGCGGCTCCACCGGCCCGTGCTGTGCCCGATAGACCTGTTCGGCGGACACTGGGTGGCGGTCCTCGGTGTGACGCCCAAGTCGGTCCGGTATCACTGCCCGACCGAGGGCCGCAAGCAGACGACTCACGAATCGTGGACCCGGCACTGGCGCGACGCCACCATCGACGGCCACGCGTTCGACACCTGGGGGATCGTGGCATGGTAGAGGAAGATCGCAACCCGGACCTGCTCCCGACCGCAGTGGTCGTGTTCGAGGGGACCGTGGCGCTCGACGTGGACCCTGACCTGGACCTGATCGGCGACTGGGTTCCGGGCGCGCGCGACAAGCTGGCCGCACTGAGCCTGACCCACCGGGTCGTGATCGTGTCCGGCCTCGCCAAGACCGACGGGCAGGTCCGGCGCATGGTCTCGCTCATGCGGGCCGAGGGGATTCCGTTCGATGACATCTGGTGCGGCGTCGGGTATCCGGTTCACGCCGCGCGATTCGACAACGGGGCACAGAAGCTATGAAGTCGGACCTGGGTGAGTACCTGGACCTGGAACGGATGCTCAGGCTCTACGCGATGGGCTACGGCTCCACGGCCATCGCGCGCGAACTGGCGGTCTCGCACGAGACCGTCCAGAAGGCCATCCGCAAGGCCGCGGAAGAGGCGCGCGAACGGAACGCCGAACTGGTCGAGGAACGGTTCCTGCAACAGGACCAGGGCCTGTTGCGCCTGTACCGGCACTGCATGGACCGGATCGAGACCGCTGCCGCGGCGGGCGAGTACGACAAAGAGGCCGTGAAGGGCATCATCATGGTCATGGACCGGCAGGCGAAGCTGCTGGGCATGGACAAGGCGAAGGCCACCGGCGCGAAGAACCTGTACGGCTGGCTGGACACGGCCAGCGAAACGGAACTGAACGAAGCGGCCGAACGGTACGGGATCGCGCTCCCGAAGCCGTTCGGCGCGCCCCACGCCTAACAGGAGACCCCGTGGCGAAGCCTCGTGAGAAGAAACCGACGGACGAAGAACTGACGAAATTGCGGGCGATCTTCACCGACTCGCTGCTGATGAGCGCGCACGCGATCATCTACGAGAACGTCCAGCGGGCCGTGATCGACCTGCTGGACGAACTGAAGCGGCCGGACCTGAGCGCGGTCGCGGCCGACTGGGAACGACTACTCCCGGGGTGAGCCGTGGTACGCGTCCGAGGCCGCGGCGATCCGCCGACACGCGCGGGTCCGGCTCGGGGCGGGTCCGGCCACTTCGCGCAGGCGGCGCTCGGCCTGCCGCAGGGTCAACCCGATGTACGGGTTCTGACCTTTCGAGCGGGCCTCCCAGTACAGCGCGTTGTCCAGGGCGGTGTCGGCGTCCAGGGTGTTCAGCTTCTCGTCCCAGGTGATCCCGTTGGCCTCGTAAGCGGCCTTCAACCGGGCCACCGCGTACTTCTGAGTCATCGCAGTCCTCCCTCGGGGTAAAGCCGCTCGAACAGTTCGAGCGGTGAGTCTGTGGCGAGAGCGGTCCAGGGGTCGTTCAGGCGATCTTCCATGAATCCGCTCAGAGCCTGTATCGGTGCCCGACCCGCGGCGACGGACCGGGCCAAGCTGAACCATTCACGAATCGTGTCGTCGCTGCCCGGCTTGGGGCAATCGCTGGCGTAGCCGACCGGCCGGACGAGAAGCGCGTCCACCGGCACCGGGGATCGCTCGAACCGGACCGCCTGCACAGCCATCGTCACCGGCTCAGTCAGGTGGATGGTCGCCCGCACGCGGATTACCCGGCCGAACTGCAATTCGTTGTACGCTTTGCTGTACGCGTCCCAGTTCAAGGCCCGAGAGAACGCGGCCCACGGTCGGTCAGTTAAGTGGAACGCCGCATGTATCGGGTCGGGGCTGTTCCAGTGCAGGTGAAGCATTCTCCGGCGATGGTTATCATACTTGATGTAGTGATTCATGCCCGCTCCACGGAATAGGACAAGGGGAAGTGCCCGGGGTTGGCCCGGGCGTACGCGACGATGTGGTCGATCTTCGCTCGGCGGGCCGCGTCCTCGCTGGGGAACTTGCAGTCGTTCGCCCACTGGCTGGTGCGGCCGTCGCGGGACACGAACCCCACGGACCGGTCGGCCTTGAACACTTCGACGTAGTACACGGCACACTCCGAAGGATGGGGCGACAGAGTAAGTATACGGGGCGAACACCGTGGGTGCAAGAGGAATCCGAGAAAAAATCCAAGCGGCCGAGGCCCTCGCGCTGGCGTACAGCAAGCGGGGCCTCGGCTATTTCTTGGACCGCATCGTGATCGACGCCGGGGAGCCGCGCCGGTTCACCGAGTGCGCCGACCCGTGGCAGCGCGACCTGATCGCCCCGATGGTCCCCGCGATTGACGATTTGGCGGGCCTGAGCACGGGGTACACCGGTCCGCGCCGGTTCATGCAGGTGCTCGCGCGCGGGCACAACAAGTCGAGCCTGGAATCGTGGATCGCCGCGTTCCTGCTGCTCTGCTCGGCGCGCCCGATCAAGGGCTACGTCCTCGCGGCCGACCGGGACCAGGGGCGGCTCGTCCTCCAAGCGATGGAAGACTTGCTGCGGCTCAACCCGTGGATCGCGCGGGCGCTGAAGGTCGAGAAGAACATCATCTTCGGCCCGGCCGGGTTCATCGAAGTGCTGCCGTGCGACGCGCGCAGCATGATGGGCTTGCGGGGCAACTTTTATATCGCGGACGAGTGGACCCACTGGCAGAACCAAAAGGCGTGGACCAGCATGGTCACCGGCCTGCGCAAGGTCCGGCCGACCGTGTTCGTCGCGATCACCAACGCGGGGCTGATCGACTCGTGGCAGCACGGGGTGTTCCTGAGCGCCAAGTCGAAGCCCAAAACATGGGTCGTGTTCCACCGGCCCGGCACCCTGGCGACGTGGCTGGACCGCAAGGGTATCGAAGAGGACAAGGCCCTCGTGCCACCGAGCGAGGCCAAACGGCTGTACGACAACGAGTGGATCGACCCCGCCGAGGAGCACGACTACGTGCGCCGGGTCGAAGTGAACGCTTGCGCGCAGTTGGGGGTTGACCTGGGCCTGCTCTACCGCCCGCGGCGGCAGGTCGGTGTGGACAACTACGTGGCCGCGATTGATTACGGCCCGCGCCGCGACCGCACCGCGCTGGTGGTCCTGCACCAGGACCGCGACAAGGTGATCCGCATCGACCGGCTCGACGTGTGGCAGGGCAGCAGCGGGAAACCGATCCAGATCGCCGCGGTCGAGGACTGGGTGCGCGACGTGCGCGCCCGGTTCGACCCGCGGGTGTTCGTGGTGGACCCGTACCAGATGGAGGGGACTCTTCAGTGGATGGCACGCGAGGGAATCCCTCACGAATCGTTCAAGTCCCGCGGCGGGCAGGGCAACTATGAAATGGCCCAGCACCTGCGCGCGGTCGTGGTCGAGCGCCGCCTCGCGTGGTACGAGGGCGCGGGCGACCTGGGCGACGAGACCCTCGCGGACGAACTGGCCGGGCTGCGGGTCCGGCGCATGTCGTACGGGTATCGGTTCGACCACGAGAACCAGAAGCACGACGACCGCGCCGTCGCTATCGGCATGGCCGCACTAGCCGCACGCGCCCACCCCGCCACGGAGCAGTTCGTCCTGCCGAGCCGCCGGTAGCTTGGCGAACGCTTCCGCCGCGGCGTCGAGGCATTGCTCGCGCGTCACGGGCCACGGTCCGCAGGACGACCAGATCGACGCCTCGGGCCAGAACGTGTCATTCCGGTACTCGGTGGGCAGATTCTCGAACCAGTCGCGCGGCAGGTGGTCCTGCTCGCGTAGGGTGTTGAAGCAGGCCCAGTAAGCCGTGCGCCCCAGCGGATCGCGCTCGCACACACCCATCGCCCGATAACCCGGACCCTTCGGGTCGCCGTACTCGTCCAGGTAGTCCGCGTACACCATCTTAGCGTGGTGGTCGCCCGATACGCAGTCAGAAGCGGTCATAAAAACCCTCCGGTTCGTCCGACAAGGACAGTGTTCCCATCACGGGCGGTCCCCCGACTCTACCCGTCCACCCGGCGGACCCGGAGGCACTCTGTCCTCCGAGACCGGGCACGCGAGGGCCGTACGGATCGTGTCCGTACGGCCCTCGTTCCGTTAATACGGGTCAGCCCCCACCGTACGAGAAGAAGCCGACGGACTTGTCGTACACCGTCGGGGCCACGCCATCGACCTTCACCCCGTCGATGTGCCACTCCGACAGCCCAGCTTCACGGAGGCGCTTCACGGCCTCTTCGGGTGACTCCGCGACGGCGAAGCACACCCCGGACGACCAGTCGATCAGCACTTGGTGCCACACGTACAGCTTCACGATTCGTTACTCCCACGGTTCCGGGCAACACAGTAAGTATACGCCACCCCACCTTCAGGTCAAGTCCCATGCCCGAAAGTCGCGACGAATATTTCGCCCCACCGCCGGAGGCCGCGCCCGTCACGGCGCTCGGTCAGCCGCGCGGCGAGGCGATCATCCCCGTCCCGCACCGCTCCCAGTTCGCCGGGCAGTGGAACAGCAGCGCCCGCGCGTACGGATACCAGCACGACGAGGCCGTCGCGCACAGCCGCGAGAACGCCGAGCGGATGCGGCTCGATCCGGTAATCAACGCGTGCATCCAACTGCGCGTGTACCCGACCGCGCTGCTGACCGAGCACCAGAACCCGGACGACGACGAGGACCAGTTCCAGGTGGACTGCGCGATGAAGGCGCAGAAGCTGCTCACCGGCCTCCCCGGGTTCCACTACGCGAAGCGGTGGCTGCTGGACGACGGCCTGTTCAAGGGGCGGTCCGGCGCGTGGGTCCGGTGGCAGAAGGTGTCGAAGCGCGGGCGCACGTGGCACGTGCCGACCGGGTTCCAGCCCATCGACGGCGACAAGCTGGTGTTCAAGTGGGCGACCAATCAGGTCGGCATCCTGGTCCACTCCGGCTTCTCCTGCCCGATGGAGCGCCTCGGCACCAGCGAGCGCGGGCGCACGTACTGGCTCACGCCCGAGGAGCGCGAGCAGATCATCATCCACGAGCACGAGCCGGAGGACGCCCCGTACTACTCGCCCCAGCGCGCGGGCGCGATCCACGGCGTCGGCATCCGGGGGAAGCTGTACTGGCTCTGGGCGCTCAAAACGCGCGTCTGGGCGATGGGCATGGACTTCTTGCAGTGGTTCGCGCGCGGGCTGACGGTGTACTACTTCAAGTCCGGCAACGTGGAGCACTACAACGCGATCAAGGAGTGGGTCGAGTCCCAGGACGGCAGCAACAGCCTGTTCATGCCCTGGCTCCCCGGGTCCGACATGGCCGGGTATAAGCCCGTCGAGCGGTTCGAGGCAAGCACCGCCAGCCCGCAGTTTATCCAGGCGCTCATCACGCAGTACTTTGACGACCTGTTCAAGCTGAACATCCTCGGCCAGACCCTCACGAGCGGCACCGCGAGCACGGGCCTCGGCTCCGGCGTCGCGCAGGCGCACCAGAGCACGTTCGAGAACTTCGTCAAGTACGACGCGACGGGGTTCGGCGAGACGCTGACCCGCGACCTGCTCGGGCCGTTCTACCGGAGCAACTTTCCGGGGGTGCCGTGCGCGCGGTGGGTGCTCGAAGTGGACGACCCGAATGTGCAGCAGTTGATCGAGAACGCGCAGGCGCTGTACCAGATGGGTGCCGCGATCCCCGAGGAACCGCTGCTGACCGCGGCCGGTCTGCCCCAGCCGAAGACGGGCCAGACGATCTTGACGAACGTGCAGCCGATGCAGCCCGCGGCCGTGGACGGGACGCCGAACAACGTCCCGGTGCAGTTGTCGCGCCGCGAGTGGGACGCGGTATGTGGAGCGGCCCGGCGGGGGGACCGCCGGGCCTTGAAGGTGTTGCTGTCTCGCCGGGTCACGATTCGTTAATCCGCGGAGTCGTGGACCGGCCACAGCGGAGCGTTCGCGTCGAACGCCTCCTCCTCGCCGGCCACGAAGACGTAAGCCTCGGCGACCCCGTTGTGGGTCCGCGTCACGCCGTACCCGACCGGCTCACTCAGGTCGTAGGGCATCAGGTCGTAGGCCGCGTTCCACTCGTCCTTGCCCGCGTCCGGGTCGTTCCGCAGTTCGCGGATCACGTCCCGGGCCTCGGGTTCGGTGTTGTAGACCCCGACCACCACATCTTCGCTGCTGTTCACCAACGTGACGACGTACTGGATTTTCGGCTGGGTGTCCGCGTTCGTCAGCGGCCGGATGCTCGCCGCGGCGAGCAGGTAGCCCTGGTTGACCTGATCGCCGTAGGTGACCGCGACGCACTTGGTCCCGTTGTAGTCCGTGTGGTGCAGGGTGCATACGGCTTCCGCCCGCTGCATCCGCATCCCCCGCCGGACCAGCCACAGACCCAGACCCACCAGCTTCAGACCGATTCGCTTGAACATACCGTGTCTCCGAGAAGGGTGATCGGCTGAAAGGACACTTGGGTGGCGTGACCCAGCCAGCCGGAGCCGGGCCACACCTGTTCGGGACGGACCTACGCGAGCACCGCCAGGACGACCAGCACCAGACCGACCGCGAGCAGCAGGGGCCACGCGGCGGGCGGCTCCGGTTGCGGGTGCCCGGTGTACGCGTAGGCGGGGAAGAACGGGATCATCGGACTCTCCTGATGGTAGGACACTTACCGGGCGGGACTGTCCCGCCCGGTCCACGAATCGTGACTCACTTCTTCGTGTACTCGTTGAACGCACTGGTCAGGTACTCGTCGGTGCGGCGACCCTTCAGCCACAGCACCATCACGTTGAGCAGTTCCGTCGCGGACTCGTTCAGCGTGCCATCTTCCTTCCGCTCCGCGAAGAACCGCTCCACGTCCTTCGCCGACCGCTTGATGTGCTTCTTGACCTTGCCGTCCGACCCGTCGGCCTCGACCCCGCCCTCGGCCTTGTCGTCGGGGTCCACGGCCGGGGTCTCGCCCGCTTCCGGGGCCTCGGGCGTCTTGTCCATGTGATCGCGGAGCAGCTTGCGGAGCACGGCCCCCTGCACCTTGCCCGTCTCGTCGGTCGCCCCGTCCAGCAGGGTCGCCCGGGTCTCCGGGTCCAGGTCCAGCGTGTCCAGGGCGGTGTACAGGGCCAGCTTGCCCGTGTGGACCATCTTCTGCACGTCGTCCGGCAGGGTCAGCAACTTCGCCAGGGCCGCGACCCGGTTCTGGTTGGTCTTCCCGTAGAACCGGGCGATCTGGCTGTCCGACCAGCCCATCGTGGTCCGCAGTTCGGACTGGGCGAGCGCCTCTTGCAGGTCGGTCGTGTCACGGCGTTGCAGGTTCTCGGCAATCGAGCGGACGAACGCCTCGTCCGCGGTCACGTCCACAACCTTGACCCACAGCGTGGCGTGGGCGTCGCGGTACTCCCGCTTCTCGCCCGTCTGCGGGTCGATGGCGGTGAACCCCTCGCGGAGCAGGGTGATCGCGTCGCGGCGGGTGTACCCGGCGACCAGTTCCAGCGTGTTGTCGTCCAGGCGGCGGACTTCGGCCGGTTGCAGTTGGCCGTGGGTCGCGATGGACACGGCCCGGTCGCGAACGGTGTCCGCGTAGGTCGCGGCGGCGATCATCCGGCTGTTGCGGCCGTTCTTCACGTCGGCCGGGTTCACGCGGAAGGTGTCCTGGCGGCTCAGGGAGGCGGCGTCTTCGACCTTGATCTTGATAGCCATCGTCGTTCTCCGGTTTGGGTTCGGCGGGGTCACTCACCCCGTCTGAGTAAGTATACACTTCACGAATCGTGAGTCCAACAGAAAATCTGGAAAGTGGAAAAATAATTCCTCGGCCCCGGGGCCGACCAATGGGGCAGGGGGAACACATGAACGAACAGCAATCCTTTCACGACGCAATGGCCGCGGACCCGACGGACGAAACCACCCGCAAGGTCTACGCCGACTGGCTCGAAGACCGGGGCAACCACGGCCAAGCCGCCCGGCTGCGCTGGTGGGCGGGCGCGATGGCGCACCTGCGGACGCCAGGCACCAGCATGTACGCCCCCAACGTCCCACACGAGGACGACGAGCGCTCGCTCCCCGAGTGGGTCGCCCGGCTGAATCAGGTACGCGGGGTCCGGGCGATGTTCCACGGCACGCCCCACGACACCCCCGGGCACCGTGATCGCCTTCAAGCGGCGGAACTGCACGCGTACGGGCTGTTGGACAGCTACGCCTTCGACGCTGCCCGCCGGGGTGCCACCGGGACCGGACTCGCCCAGAGCGCCGTGCGCGGAACACTCAGTACGAACGCTCACCACAACATCTTCCAGCCCCACGAGGACGCGTACAACGCGATCCAGGGCGCGGTGCCGAACCACGAGCGGTATCAGCGCTCGCGGACCCACCACTACGACACGCAGCGGCTCGCCGATTACGCGCACGCGAACCCCCCGCCCGACAAGTTCGTCAGCGGTGCGCACCAGCCCGTCAAGCTGGCCCGGCCCGCGGGGGAGCGCGCGCCCAACCCGGACGTGATCGCCCTCGCCCGCGCGTACCACGCGAAGAACAAGGACGCGCTCGGCCTGCCCGAGTGGAGCGACCACGGAGCCACGATTCGTGCGGACGAGGACTTGGGCAAGCGCGCCGGGGCAGCGTTCGAGGCGATGGCCCACGCGCCCAACGACCCGCAGGTGCGGAGCGCCTACGACGCGCTGAAGGCCGAGACAAAGGCCCAGTACGACCACGCGACCGCGGCCGGGTACACGTTCGAGCCGTGGACCAAGCCCGGCCAGCCGTACACCGACAGCGCGGACATGATGCGCGACGTGCGCGAGAACAAGCGGCTGTACTACTTTCCGACCGACAGCGGGTTCGGCTCGGACGACCGGTTCGCCGACCACCCGCTGTACGCGCACGTCCCCGGCACGACGATCCGGTACAACGACCTGTTCCGCGCGGTCCACGACCTGTACGCGCACGCCCAGCACGGCCACCAGTTCGGGCCGACCGGCGAACTGCGCGCCTGGGTCGAGCACGCGCGCATGTTCAGCCCCGAGGCGCGCAAGGCGCTGACGACCGAGACCCACGGGCAGAACAGTTGGGTCAACTTCGGCCCCCACGAACCGTGGCGGACCCCGCAGACCGAGCGCCCGTTCGCGGACCAGAAGGCGAACCTGCTGCCCGAGGCGGTCCACCCGCCGGTCAAGCTGGCCCGGCCCCTCGGCTGGATCAAGGACCGGGTGATGTCCCTGTTCGGCGGGCGCGAGCCGGTCCGTCAACCCGGGGACGGGATCGTACACACGCGCGCCAACCCGACCGCGGTGTACGCCGAGAAGAACGCCGTGGCCCAGGCCATCCGGCTGCTCGGCGGCGAGAACCACACCGAGCGCGCGCACCAGTACATGAACTGGATCGCCGGGTTCGTCAAGGAGCGCCCGGACCACGAAATCGTCAAGCGGTACGTGGACGCGGCCAAGCAGTCCGGCGGGACCGCGGGGCCGGAACTGACCGCGGCCGTCAAGCCCCTGGTCGGCGTGGTCAACCTGCTCATGGCCTCGGCGGGCAAGGAGCCACGGTTCGTGAAGCCGGTGAGTGAGGCCACGCCGACCCTGCCCGCGAAGCCGCTGCACTCGTCCTCGGCCGGACCCGTGAGCGAGGCCGTACCCGACGGCCCGGTCGATCTGTCCGACGTGCCCGCCGCACCGCCCGAGGACCGGCACACGGCCGTGATGCGGATGACCAAAGAGGGCAAGTCGCGCGACGCGATCATCGACCACCTGATCGCCGCGCACGGCGCGCCCCACCGCAAGGCCGCGCTCGCCTCGATCCGCGCCGCGTACAACCGCGCGCTGGTCCTGCACCAGCGCGCGAAGGGCACGGGGCCGAACAAGCTGGCCCGGGTGCCGGTGAACGAAATCCGGTCGTGGATGGACCAGATAGGTGCCCCAACGCCGTCCCCTTCACGCAAAGACGAGACCGCGGCGCGCGTCCTGTCGGATCACATGGCAGAAGTGGGCGACTGGCGGCACCACCTGTTCGGCCGGGTCGCCCGTTTGGAGGGTGGCGATTGGGTCCGGCACGACGGGGTGGCTGCGGGGAGCCACGTCCCCGCGCGCGATCACGTAATCCCCCACGGGACCGTGCGCGGCGCGGTTAGTTATGTCTTCGAGCCGCGCGCCCCGGGTGATAACTACCTGATTTCCACTACCCACCCTCGAACCGACGGCTCGCACATCCGGGTCCACTCCGTACTAACCCCCGATGAGTACCGGCTGATGCGGGAGGAGGCCCAGAAGACGGGGACCAACTTCGGGCCGACCAAGCTGGCCGCGTACAAGGGCGGGCCGATCCTGCCGGAGCACCTGACCGGCGGGGTGGCCGCGCGCGACCCGTACACGCAGGCCGGGATCGGGTTCCACCGGCCCGTCGAGGGGACCGCGCTGGCCTACCACCTGCGGCAGGTGCAGAAGGACCACCCGCACCTGAGCGGCGCGGTCGAGGCGGCACTCACCGGTCGGTCGTACGGGCCGAGCGCGAAGCAGGACGACCCGTACGTGGCGGTCGGCAAGGCCCTGGCGAAGCTGAACCACCCGCTCGCGAAGGCCCACGACTGGCACGCGATCACGGACAACCACATCGCGGACGCGAAGGTCTCCGCGTTCGTGCGGCAGCACGTGCTGCACCCCGGCGGGACCGACCTGGAATACTGGGACAAGGTGCGCCGGGGGCTGGCGACGGGCCGCGCGAAGAACAGCGAACAGTTCTGGCAGCGGTTCGAGCGCGCGAACACCGGGCTGACCCGCGAGCAGGCGGTCGAGGCCATGCACCGGATCGGGGAGCGCGAACTGGACCGGGCCTACCTGTCCACGATTCGTGAAGAGGGTCTGAAGCAGAACGCCGACTGGCGGCAGGTCATGGGGGCACACAAGTAATGATACACGAATACACCCCGTCGTCCGACTTCGACCGGATGCAGTGGCAGGCCAATCTTACCCGCTCTCTCGACCCCCTTGTGAACAAGGTCAAGCTGGCCCGGCCCCGGTTCCCCAACCAGCCGAAGGGGTGGTGGATGGACCCGAAGGGCGCGGTTCACTTGGTCCCCGAGGACCAGACTCACGAATCGTGGATTGACGAGAACCACGGTCTCGAACTGCCGGAGGCGTTCCACCACGGCTGGCAGCGCATGGTCGGCGTGGGCAAGACCCTGATGCTCTACAACCGCCAGCGGCAGGCCACCCAGGACCAGTTGCGCGCGGTCAAGGATCACGCCCTCGCGAACAAGCACGAGGAAGTCCAGGTGTTCGGGCCGAAGGACATGCCCGCGCAACAGGTGCGCCTGTCCCGGCCGACCAAGCTGGCCCGCGGGGACTCGGACGAGCGCGCGTTCCACGGCGCGATGGCCGCGGACCACAACGACCGGACGACCCGGCTGGTCTACGCCGACTGGCTGGACGAGCACGGGTTCGATCTGGCCGCGAAGCGCCTGCGCTGGTGGGTCCGCGCGAAGGAGCACCTGATCGCCCCGCACAAGAAGGGCCGACCGATTGACCTGTCCCGCCTGCCCCACTTCGCGCGGCGGCTCGCGCTCGTTCACCGCGCGTGGGAGCGGGGGCCGCAGGCCGACCCGCGGTTCCGCAGCGTGCTCGCGTCGGCCGAGCGGGACGCCCTCGGGGTCGAGACCGAAGAGGAGTGGACCCGTAACCACGCGCTCGCCGAGGCGTGGACCGTCCGGTTGAACGGGCTGGTCCGGCGGCAGGCGGACCGGGGCGACCGGCACGCCCAAGCCCGGCTCGCGGCGCTGCACGCACACCGGGCACGGAACCCCGACCCGGCGCGCGAGCCGCATATGTTCGGCAGCGTGACCAGCGGCCACGGGTGGATAAGCGGCGGCAACGAACAGACCGCGACCCACCGCCTGCGCCAGTTCGCCGCGACCGACGACCCGACCAAACTGGCGCGCAACGAACTGAAGACCGTCGGCGCGGGCGGGGCGAACCGGATGCTCGGGTCGGCCAACCACGCCAAGCGCGTCGAACTGGCGCAGAAGGTGCTGGCCGAGGCCGGGCTGACGCAGGCCCGGGTGTCCGCGGTCCTGGCCCACACGGACCAGCGCGGCGCGCGCCCGGCCGTGGCCGCGCTGATCGCCCAAGCCCACCCGAAGGTCGCCAAGTTCGCCGCCGCGTGGCTCGGCCTGCTCACGGGCCAGCACGCGCTCACCGTGTTCCACCCCGGCGAGGGCGAGGACACCCTGCACGTGATCGACAGCCCCCACCCGGCCGACCACGTGGGCGAGTACCTGCGGCGGGCCGGGGTGCCCCGGTTCACGCTCGAATCGCGGGGCGCGGGCACGCGGGCGTACGTGGTCAACCCGATGGACCTGATCGACGTGGGGACCGCGGCGAAGGGCCTGGGCGGGTCGAGCAACGCGATCCGCGGGCGCGCGGTCCGAATGGGCGCGGGCGGCGAGGCCGAGGCGCGGGCGGCGTACCGGACCGTGATCGAGGACGCGGAGAAGGAGGCGGGGCTGTGAACAACGAACAGCAGGCGTTCCACGCGGCGATGGCGGCGGACCACAACGACCACGTGACCCGGTTGGTCTACGCCGACTGGCTGGACGAGCACGGGCACCCCGAGCAGGCCGCGCTGCTCCGCAAGTGGGCGACCGTCCTCCCCCACCTTGCGCACGTGCCCCCGTACGACCCGGCCAAAGACCCCGAACCGAAGCCATCCGGGTTGGGGCACCCGTGGGTCCAACTGGCGATGCAGCACCACTGGCGGACCGTTGGTGCGACCGCGCCCCATTCTAACCCCCACTTCCAAGACGCGATGGCCCGCCTGTGGCCCAACGACGAACTGCACGCGCTCGGGCTACCCATCGCGGACGACCGCGACAACGAGGCGTACGTTCGGGTCAGCGACAGGGCACACTTCGGCCCGAATGTTGGGTCTTACGGGACGCAGCTTCACGCGCTCGCGGTCGAGCGCCTGCTGCGCGACGAACCGACCAAGCTGGCCGCGATTGAGCCGTCCAACCGGCCGCAAGGGACCGTGCTGGTCAAGGTGCCGAACCCCGACCCGCCCGCCGCCCCCACCCCGCAATCAAAACCGGCCCCCGCGACCGATAAGACTACCGGCGGCACGACCCCCGTGTGGATACTCCCCCAATGAACCAGTACGTGCGCGACGGTGTGATCCGGTTGCACCACTTCACCCGGCAACCGATGGGCGAGGGGTTCACGACCGACCCGACCCTGTTCGGGAAGAACCCGTGGACCCGTGCCGAGGCGAAGGCCAACGGCGCGCCCAAGACGTTCTTCTACGTGGACCCGGACCACCGCAAGCTGGACCGGGTGGCCGCGTCGGAGCACTACGTGGCCGACTACCCGGCCGAGCGCATCTACGACGCGGACGCGGACCCGCAGGGGCACAAGGAGCGTTCGTTCAACGTGGGGGTGCTGCTCCAACGCCTGCACGATGCCGGATACCACGGGCTGTACTACTCGGGCGGCGGGGTGCCGACCGTCGCGCTGTGGCACCCGGTCCCGGTCACGCGCGCGGGGACCGAGCCGACCAAGCTGGCCCGGCAGGTCCACGGCGCGCCCGCGGGCGGCATGATCGTCAACAACCGGTTCGCGCGCGGCGGGCAGTTCATGGAGCGGACGCGCGCCCGGATTCGGGACGTGGCCTCACGAATCGTGAAACTGGCCCGGCCGGTCGCGGGCGAGACCCACACCGCCGCGGCCCTGTTCGGCCGGTCCCCCCACGCGGAACCGGCCGAGCGCCCGTTCACCCTCGGCGAACTGAAGGCGGTCGAGGCGGCGCACGGCCTGCCCGAGACCCAGCGCCTGTCGCCGAAGGTGTCCCAGCCGGACGGTGCGCGCGGGGACGAGCACCCGTTCGCCGCGACCACGGACCACATCCGCAAGTTCATCACCGCGGTCAGCCAGAAGGCGATCCCGGCGGGCGGGCTGCGCAAGGTGCTCTCGGCCCCGCTGGTCCCTGACGGGGTGAAGCTGCTGCACTTGGTCGCGAACATGAAGGGCGACCACGCGGCGTCCCGCACGGGCACGTCGTGGTATCACGGGCAGGTCAACGAATTGGAGCGCCGCCTGCACGCGCTCGCGGGCGGGAAGGACCACCCCCTCTGGGGCAGCATGGACCCGGCGACCGGGGAACTGAAGGGCAAGCACGACGCGGCCGAGAACCACCCGGGTGTGGTCCTGTTCAAGGCGGTCCTCGCGGCCACGAGCGGGTCGAGTAACCCCGACAAGAACACGCTCGCCGCGGCGAAGCTGTGGTCGGCCGGGCGGCGGCGCAACGGCGGGGCGGGCCACCCGATCCTCGACGCCCCGGACTACGACCACGACACGCTCGAAGACTACGTGCGCAGGCTGGTCGCGATCCACGGGTCCGACCACGAGGCCGCGATCCGCGCCCCCGGCACGACCCGGCGCGAGCGCGCGCAGTGGTACAACGCGTACGTCGCCCCGCACGCGGACGAACTGGGCGACCCGGGGTACTCGGGGTCGGACGCGCGGATCAACCCGGACCACACGGTCGTGTGGGAGGACACGGGCGACACGAAGGAGCGCGGGGACGGGAAGGAGAAGCGCGGGGTGTCCCTGTCGGCCGTGCTCCCGCTCGTGGATTCGACGGGGCGGATCAAGCCGAAGGGGTGGGGCACGCGGTCCGCGCAGATCGCGGGCGGGTTGGCGTCGCTGAAGGGCCTGTTCCTCGTCGCGCGCGAGGAACTGGGGCCGGACGCGACCGAGGCCCAGCAGTTCCGGTACGTCGCGAAGTGGCTGCTCTCGGACCACGAGCCGAAGGAACTGGACGCGATGGGCGCGCGGGTGCGCAAGTACAAGGACCAGTTGCCCGCGCTCACGGAATCCCCGTTCAACGGCCGAAAGCACGCCCAACAGGGCTGGTTCGACAAGGGCGAGGCCGTGCCCGGCATGTTCGTCCTCGGGCCGAAGTTCGGCGCGTTCGGGATGAACCTGAACAGCAACGACGCGAGCGTGGCGAGCAAGTACCGCCGGTTCCTGACCGCAGACCTGTGGTTTACCCGCAACTGGGCGCGCTACCTGGGCAACCTGCACCCGAAGGGGTCGGACCCGTTCGAGGCCCCGAAGTCCCGCGACCGGCGCGAAATGAAGGCCGCGGTCAAGCGGGTGTGCGACGAACTGGGGGTCACGCCCGCGGACCTGCAAGCCGACCTGTGGTATCACGAGCAGGCGCTGTACCGGATGCTGGGCGCGGACCCGACCCGCACGGAGAGCCTGTCGTACGCGGACGTGGCGCGGAAGCACTTCGGTGAGGGGTCGCGGTTCAAGCTGGCCCGCGCCCTGAGCATCGTGTGGCCGGGCGAGACCGCGCACGAGGCCCTGACCCGACTGCTGGGGGCGCGCGAGTCCGTCCGGCACGGGCGCACCGCGGTCGTGTACAAGATGGACGGCGGCGACATCGGGCTGGACCTGCACGGTTCACGAATCGTGACCGCGCACCCGAACGGGCAGGTCACGTTCAACCACCACGGGTACATGACCCCGACCACGCGCCGGTTCATGGCCGGGTTCGGCGGGCACGACGTGTCGTTCGCGGGCGGGAAGCTGCGCGTGAACGGGACCGAGCACGAGAACAACACGCCCTACCCGCCGACGCCCGCCCCGGCCGAGCCGACGTACACGACGGTCCCGCACGACGACCCCGAACTGCGGAACTGGTGGGGTCAGGTGTACAACGACGGCGAAGTGGACCACACCGCCGCGAAGGGGCTGGCCGACCGGCTGGAAGAACGGGGCGACTGGCGGCACACGATCCTGGGTCACACGACCGGCGGGATGAGCGACCGCGAGTCCGTGATGCACCCGACCCGGGTGGTGCACCACCCGGACACCGCCGAATGGTCCCACGGGGTCACGATGGTGCTGACGGGTTCGCCCCAGTACAACGGAGGCGTCCGCCTGCTCACCGGCCTGCCACTGCCGGACGGTTCCTACCGGTACGTCGGCTCCCTGCACACGCCCGAACAGTACGAGACGATCCGCCGGGCCGCGGCGACCGCGGGCGTCCACTTTCCCCAGGTGACCCATGCAGCTAACTGAGACGGTCCGTCACGCCGAGCGCCGCGCGCGGGAGGGTAAGACCCTGCCCCTCGCGGCGATCCTGGCCGCGTTCACGAATCGTGACGACCCGGTCAAGCTGGCCCGCGCGCTCACCTGGGTCGGGGCCGACGTGCCCGGCGGTCAGCGGGCCGTCGGGTTCTGGCCCGGCGGGACCGAGCGGGCCACTGTGACGGCCTCGGACGACCCCGAGGGCCTCGCGGCCCGGTTCCGGCAGAAGAGTGCGCTGTGGTTCACGCCGGGTGAAGGGGCGGACGTGCTGCACGTGGTCCGCACGAAGCAAGACGCGACGGCCGTGCGCGCGGGCCTCGCGCGCCACGGGGTGACGTACCTGACCGTCGTGCCCCGGCCCGGCGGGTCGGACGTTCACGTTGTGGACCAGGGCGGGGAGCAGGCCGGGGCCGTCCGCGCGTGGGCCGCGGAGTCCGGCGGGGAGCACCGGGCGATCCCGGGTGCGGCCACGTTCCGAAAAGTGTAATACTCCGCGCGCCGTCCGTCCGATCAAGCCTGTGTACACGTCAGCCCATCCGCCGGTTCACAAATCGTGAAAAATGTCGCAACGACCCTCGAACCGAACGACTACGTAGTCGTTCCCCACGTCGCCATCCTCGACACGTTCAGGATGACCAATGGCGACGGGTCGTTCGTCGCGGACATCACCGACGGGTTTCTGGACAAGCTGATCGAGCACATGAACGGCCGCGAGGCCCTGACCGGCGACCTGTGCCCGCTCGTGATCGGCCACACCCAGGACGGCCTCCCCGAAATCGACCAGCCCCCGCTCGTGGGCTACGCGCGCAACTGGCACAAGGGCGTCCTCGGCGACACCGGCCGCTCGTGCGCGTTCTTCGACGCCTGGGTGCTGAAGTCGCAGGTCGAACTGGTCCGCAAGTTCCCCCGGCGCTCGGGTGAAGTGTGGGCGAACCGGTACGAAATCGACCCCATCAGCCTGCTCGGAGCGACGACCCCCGCCCGCGACCTGGGCCTCCTGCGGTTGTCCCGCGAAGGCTCGTTCACCTACACCGCACCCGGAGAAACGGTCATGCCGGAAGAGAAGACGGACGACAAGCCGAAGGCCGACCCGAAGGAGTCCGGCGCGGCGAAGGGTTTGGAGGGCAAGATCGATCAACTGCTCTCGATGATGACCCAGTGCCTCGAAATGTGCGCGCCGGGCGCGAAGGCACAAGGCGGCGCACCCGCGCCGGGGGCCGACCAACAGATGGGCGACGAGGACTACGAGAAGCTGATGCAGGAACTGATGGCGGGTCAGGACGGGGACGGGGGCGACAAGCCCGAACCGCGCACCGAAGACAAGCCGACCAAGACCGAGGGTCCGGCCAAGCTGTCGCGCGCCGAGCAGCGCGTGGCGGAACTGGAAGCCGAAGTCGCGCGGATGCAGGTCAAGGACAAGCTGGTCCAACTGTCCCGCAAGGGCCACGCGGCCGACCCCGAGGACTCCGCGCTGATCGAAGACCTTGTGGCGATGGACCCGCTGATGCGCCAGCGCCAACTGGACCGGATCGCGAGCACGCCGGTCGCGCCGGGCCACGGGGCCACTCACCTGTCGCGCGCGCTGGGTGAGTCGTCCACCGGCGCGAAGCGGCTCATGGATCGTGAAACCATGACCCGGCTCTCCCGCAAGGCCAGCAGCGAGCGCAAGTCGTTCGAGCAGGTCGCCGCGGAAGAGGGCTACGACCTTACCACCGTCTAACCCCGGAGTGACCCGTGTTCTACACCGTTCCGAACCTGACCGCCAACGGCAACGTCCGCGAGAACCGCTTCCTGACCTTCGTGTCGGGTAGCGGCAACTTCCGACTGGCCGTCGAAGCCACCGCGTCCACTCAGCCCCTGTTCGGCGTCAGCGGCTCGGGCACCCGCGGCCCCGCGCGCGACGTGGACGGCGACACGTATCTGGCCGTCGCGGGCGACCCGATCCCGTACACCGGCCCCCTTCAGTTCGGCGCGCTGAAACTGGGTGGGACCGTCAGCAACGCGAACGTGCTGCTCACCAGCGACTCGGCCGGGCGCGGTATCGCGCAGGCCCCGTCGAACGGGACCACGTGCTACTACGGGGCCATCGCGCTCGAAGCGGGCGTCGAGAACGACGTGATCGAAGTCTACGTCCTGCCCCCGACCCCGACGGTCTAACCCACCCCCACAAGGAACCCACACGTCATGGCGATCACCTACCCGAACCAAGCCAACACCGTCATCCCGCTGCTCGAACTGAGCGGGAACCTGATGGTCGGCTACGGGCGCAACCTGGACAAGAGCGTCAACAAGTACAGCAAGGTCACGCCGGTCAAGAGCCGTGTGGGGAACTACCTGCGGTTCAACCCGAAAGACCTTGCCCGGCTGACCACGCTCCCGCAGAAGTCGCACTGGCCGCTCGGCACGCCGTCCCCGACCGGCACCGCCAACACGGTCGGCTTCGAGACGTTGCCGTTCCGCACGGACCGGGAGGCGTTCCCGACCACGCTGGACAAGACCGTCGTGGACGTGTCTTCGTTCCCGATCATGAAGACCCACACGTCGGCGCTCGCGCAGCGCGCGCACAGCTATCTGGCGTACCGGGTCTGCGCGGAACTGGCGAACACCGCGAACTACGACGCGACCCACACCGCCACGGCGACGGCGCTCGCGGGCGGCTCGCTCGCCGGGGGCACCACCAGCGACCCGCGCATCAAGATCGCGCTGGACTCGGCCTCGCGCGTGATCCAGGCCGACACGTTCGGCGCGGTGAACTGGACGAACCTGTCGATCCTGCTAAACCCGATGACCGCCCAGCGGCTCGGGGCCTCGCGCGAAATCCGCGAGTACGTGATGCAGCAGCAGTCCAGCCCGGAGTACCTGAAGATGAACGCGGGCGAGGCCCGCGGCATCTACGGCCTGCCGAGCGTGCTGTACGGCTACAAGGTGGTCGTGGAAGACATCTTCTACAACGCCTACAACCGGAAGAACGCGAGCGAGGGCGCGACCCCGGTGATGCCGGACAACACCATCGTGGTGTTCCTCAACGAGGGTGACCTGGAAGTGCCCGAGGGTGCGACCAGCTACGCGACCTGCCACCGGTTCGCGTACGAAGAGTACACCATCGAGACGCGCGAGGACTCGTGGCACCGGATGGTGGACCTGCGCGTCACGATGGACTTCGACGTGCAGATCGTGGCCCCGCCGACCGGGTACGTCATCACGGCGGTGTTCGGCTAAGAGTCACGAATCGTGAAGTGAACGCGCCCGGCCGGGCATGTACCGGGCCGGGCGCGTTTTGTTAGCGGCAAGCCTCTTCCGCCAGGGCGATCAGGTCGAGGGGCTTGGCGGCGGTGGCGTAGGCGGCGACGGTGGCGGCAGCATCCAGCACGTCGTAGTCGTAGTCGGCGCAGTCGTAGTCGGCGACGGTGGCGGCGTAGCGGGCGGCGCGGGCAGCGTCGGCGGCGGCGGCGCGGGCAGCGCCGGCGGGTCGGGCGCGCGGGCGGCGACCGCGCTGGGCGGCGTAGATGGCGTCGAAGGCGGCGGAACCGGACCGATCTTCGCCGGAGAGCCAGCGGTCGGCCCACTTGTTCCAGTTGGGGTCCGTATAGACCCGCTTCGCGCACAGAACCGCGAACCGGACCCGCTGCTCGGTGGTGACCGAGGGGACGGGGAGTGGCCGAACGGTCGTGAGGGTCACGCACCCCACCTTCAGCCCGCAGCCGGCCTTGACCACTTCCCCTTCGGCCTCCCACAGCAGAGGATCACTCAGGTCCGCGTGGATCGGGTTCAGCAGGACGGCCAGCAGCGGGTGGGTGTACGCGTGAATGAACCCCGGCCCGCACAGTTCACCCTTCCCGGTCCCTGAGTGCGAGACCCCAGGCCCCCACACGCACTCGTTCCAGCACCCGGCGCGGGTCTTACGGTCCTGGGTCGTCAGCTTGTAGAGCGTTGCCACGGTTCGGTCCTCGGGGTGATGCGGGCGACGGAGTAAGTATAGACTCGCGCGTCGGTCGAGTCAAGGAGAAAAATATGCCGGCCTCGGCAAGCTACCTGAACCCGGACGAACTGACGACGTACTACGACTCCCGGCGCGTGCTGCAACTGGCCTCGGACACCGGCACCCCGGCGGTCGCGGCGGACCTGGACGACGACGGCTCCGCGGCGTACGCGTTCGTCAACGCGGCCATCCGCAGCGCGGCGGCGGAACTGGACTCGCACTGTCAGCAGGGCAAGCGGTACACCCGCGCGGACCTGGAAGCGATCATCACCGCGGCGGTCGCGGCCCCGTCCGACGAGGCCAAGAACAAGCGCGCCGGGCTGATCCGGCAGCTTGTGGCGGACCTTGCGTTCGGCGTGCTCGCGTCGCGCCGCGGGTATCACGACGACCGGCTGAAGGCCCTGGCCCCGCGGTACGAGACCGCGCTCGTCACGTTGGAGCGCCTGAGCCAGGGGTTCCAGGTGTTCGACCTGGACGACGCGATCAACGCCGGGGTGCCCAGTCGGGTCAGGATCGGGCTGCGCAACTACCGGCCCGCGACCCACAACCGGCTGTTCGGCGCGTTCGAGGACACCCGCGGCCCGTCCCCGTACGACCCGTGGAACCGATACTAACAGGAGTCACGAATCATGGCAGTCCCCTCGTACCCGTCCGTTCACGTCACCGGCGCGGTGCATCACTACATCCAGACACTGGAATCGAGCGACATCTACTACCTGGGCACGGCCGAAGTGACGCCCCAGATGCAGGTGCGCGCGTACAGCAGCAAGACCATGAACGACCGCGCGGGGCGCACGCTGCCGATCCAGAAGCACTGGGACGGTGAGGCCGCGACGGTCAGCGTGCTGCTCACATACTTCAGCAAGTTCTCCGAGGAGGCCCTTCAGCGCCGTGGCGTCGCGGCGGGCATCCAACTGGCCGCGGGCAAGGAGTCGCGCTGGGCGCGCGGGTCCGCGATCTACGGCAAGGCGACGTTCAAGCTGTGGCAGGTGTACGACAACTACTTCAACCCCGCGGGCACGAGCGAGGGGCTGGAAATCGGGTGGTACTGGCCGCAAGTCGAACTGCTCCAGCGTGACACGGTGAAGTGCGGCGCGCAGGGCGAGGGCTTGCTGCTGGTGATGGACTGCACCCCGCAACTGGCCCAGTTCCGCGCGTCCAACACGACCGGGGCCCTCGGTGCGGCCGTGGGCGAGGGCAACCACACCTGGACCCTGTTCTCCCAAGAGGACAGCCTCACCGTCTTCCCCGCGGCCGTTCGCGTACCCCAGTAACCCCGGAGCAGGCCCGTGTTCACACCCGAAGAGAGGGCGGTCTACCGCTGCCCGGTCACGAATCGTGCGTACGACCCACTCGCCGTTAAACGGGCGCTCGACGCGGCCACGGCGGGGCGGTTCAACGCCCTGTGCGGGGAGAAGACCGACGCGGCGCGGGCGAGCCTGACCGACGCGGCGCGCAAGGCGTTCGGGTTGAAGGCCATCGACCCGCAGACCGGGGACGGGGTGCTCGACGCGACCGTGTGGGACGCGCTGTGCCGGTTCACGGGCTACTTGCGGGGAAAAGGGAACAGGGCGAAGCCGACGCCGCAAGCGTCGCCCTGTACGGGTTCCCGCGGCCCCCGTCCTACGACGATTGGGTCGCCCTGACCCTAGCCCGTTCCGCGGCGGTCGCCGCGCTCGCACGGGTCGGGGTCGTCGCGGACAAGATCGCGTCCGGGGGCCTGGGGCCGCGGGAGTACTACCCGAGCGAAGAGGCGTACCTGGAGGCCCTGCTCCGCTCGCGGCTGCGGCGTCAGTAGGCACCCCGGTATGCCGCTTCGCAGTGTCCGGGGTTGCGGTCCGAGTCGTCCGAGTCGTCCGCGATCTGCGACCAATACCCGGTGGACACGATTTCGATGATCCCGTTACTGACCCTGCGGTAGTTGTACGACTTGCACGCCGAGGCGTAGCGGGTCTTCGGTTGGACCGTGAACCCCACCGGCTCACACCCGCTCGCCTCCAGGCGGTTACGGGTTCCATCGACCGCGGCCTTCGCGTCGGCTTCCGTGTCCCACTCGCGGACGTTGTGGTTCGCACGGGTGTCGGACCACGTGGCTGAAATGAAGACGGTTTTCACGATTCGTTGCTCCCCTCGACGTTGCGGGCGACACAGTAAGTATACGAGGCAAATGTCGTGAGTCAACCACAATTCCCAGAAACCACCGAAGACGACTTCGGGGCGATGCCCGAGCCGCTGGAGCCGCTGGACGTGCCCGAGTCGGCCGAGGCCCCGGAGCCGTGGGAGACCGAGGCGAAGGAGTCGGCCGAGGCCCCGGAGCCGTGGGAGACGGACCCGCGGGACACGATTCGTGAACCCGAGCCGCTCGAACTGGAGACGCCCGAGTCCGTCGGCGCGCCCGAGCCGCTCGAACTGGAGACGCCCGAGTCGGCCCTCGCGCCGGAGCCGTGGGAGACCAACCCCCGGGACACAATTCGTGAACCCGAGCCGCTCGAACTGGAAACGCCCGAGTCGGCCCTCGCGCCGGAACCGCTCGAAGTTGAGCCGCGTTATACCGCCGAGGCCCCGGAGCCGATTGATTGGGTGACGCACGAGACGGGCACCGACCTGCCCGAGCGCGTCGAGCGCATCGAAACCGCGGTCGAGGCGTACGACCGGGACCGGCTGGTGATGCGCGACGGACGGAGAACCGGCTGATGTACATGCAACTGGGGAAGACGTACCTGCGCGTGATCGAACTGACCCGGTTCGAGCGCGAGGCCGTGTGGGACGAGTCCGAGACCGACCTGCTGTGGTTCGACACCAAGCTTGGGGTCGTCACCACGGCCGCGCCGGGCGGACTCCCACGCATGGACTCGTGGTTCGGGCCGAACCCGAAGGCGATCCTCACCGACCCGAAGGGCAACGACCCGACCGCGGCCAACTTGCGCCGGAGCCTGCGCGGACCCGCCCCCGTCGGCCTCGACGTGGCGGTCCCGTTGGAGTCCGGCGATCTGGTGAACGAACCCGAGGACGAGGCCAATTGGCGCAGCGGGGCCGAGACCGACGCGAACCTGATCGTGCGGCTCATGCAGCCGCGGCAGAAGCTGATCCTGTGGGCCTACGAGCGGCAGACAGGCAAGCCGTTCCGGTGGTTGGAGTCCCCGCGCCCCGGCATGGTGGTGGACGCGAACAACGGCCCCATCACACTCTCGGCCGACGTGGTGAGCGCCATCGGTCAGCCCGAGTCCGTCGCGGTCCACGTGCAGGTCCAGACGTTCGTGCCCCCGTGCCCCGCCGGAACCGACAAGTTCATCCTCTCGCACCGCTGGACCGTGGCCCACGAGCCGGACGAGAACCACTACCTTTCACGAATCGTGGAGGGCACCGTCCGGTTCCACGCGGGCGCGCTGATCGCCGCCGGGGTTCAGCCCGACTGGTTCCGGCGGCAACTGCTGCACCCGATCCCGGTCGGGTTCGAGCGCAAACCGCCGCGGGCAGCACTGTCCCCGGACGGATTGACCCTGAAGTACCGGGTCGTGGACACTGATCCGACCATCACGTTCGACCCCGGCAACAGCGGGGCCACGTTCATCGACATTCAAGAGAAGGTCACGTACAACAGCCCGTTGGCGACGGGGAGGCAGTAATGGCGGGCATCCCGGGGATCGGGGCCGGTGCGGGCCGTGTGGTCGGCGGTCGCGCGGCGGCGCGCGCGGCGGCGCGCGAGGCCGGGCGCGCGGCGATGGGCAAGATCAACCCCGGCACCGCGGCGGCACCGAACATGCTGGCCCGCACGCTCGAACGGGCGTGGCAGGCTAATGCCACATGGGACTTGCTGAACCGGCTCGCCGGGAGCGTGCTCCCCTCGTTCTCCCACGGCTGTACGGTGACCGTGCGCGGCGGGCCGAACGCGGACCTGCGCCGGGTGTGGTTTTTGTGCTGCGCGTCCGCGTTCGGCCGGATGAGTCGGTCCCCCGCGGTGGCCGGGGACAAGGCGATGACGGGCGAGTGGGACGTGTCGGGCAAGGTGTGCCGGATCGAACTGGCGTACGTCTCCAACGTGATCGCCCAGGCGTTGGAGGAGCAGAAGTCCTGGTACAAAATCGCGACCACCCGGGTCGGCCAGGGCCTCCGCGACCTGGACAACGCCGGGGTCACCCTGGCCCACCGCTTCGGTATGCTGACCACCCGTGTCCGCAACACGGAGAAGGTCGAGCGCCGGGTCGATGCCGGGGACGGCGGCGCGTTCCGTCCCGGGCGGGTGCCGCGACACTTCATTCAAGCCGGTCCCGATCAGGTGACCGTGGGGAACAGTTGGCCGGACTTCCTGCTCGGGCCTGGGCAGTCGTACGAGTCGTACGACAACCCGGACCCTACCGAGGGAAACGGGCTGGTCCGAGACCCACTGTACCGGGTCACCCTTCCCCCGGCAGTCGGCGGGTTCCTCGCGGCCCTGGTGCGCCCCGCGATCCTGGCCGAGCCTCGGTACAACATCGTGTCCACCAACAGTGATTACTTCGCCCGCAACCTGCTGCGCGAGTGGCCGATCCTCGCCGGGGAGCCGGACGAAGTGACGTTCCTGCCGCACCGGGTGGTAGACCAGTTCGGCAACCCGACCGTGCAGGGTGACCGCGGGTCGGTCACGACCAACGGCTGGGCACCGGCGCTGCCCGACGACGGGAGGCTCATCACGACCGGGGAGAAGACCCACCCGGCGGTTCAACCCCCGCGCCCGATCATCGACGGGGCCACCAGGACCAGCCTGCTCGCACTGGTCGCGCAGTCCCTGACCGAGCCGTGCTTCCTCCCCGACGCGCCTCTCCCCACCGCGACCCCGTGGTACTCTAGCGGCACCTACGTGACCGGCACGGGTATGGGTCTGGACTTCGCGGGGCTGTCACGAATCGTTAACAAGGACCGGCCGCAGTACGGTCCGACGGGGGGCGACGAGAACCCGCGCACCCCGTCCGACCAGTGGCCCGATATGCGCGCGATACCGATCAAGGTGGAGGACGCTCGTGAATAGGTTGGACATCGGGGGCGCGGGAGCGTACCAGCAGTCGGATCAGGCGCACGAGTACACTTACGACCCGGGGATCGTTCCGGTTCCCGTGGCCGGACGCACCGCGGCGCACCGGCTGATCCGGCTGCACGGGGGGATCGGCACACGAACGATCAACTGGACGACCGCCCGGCTCAACCGACCCCCGTACATCCCGACGATGGCCGACACGTCCGGGGACACATTTATTGGTGGCTCCGTCGTGCCGTCGCTCCCGACCCCGAGCGCGAGCAAGCCGGGGCACTACAACTGGCAGGTGAGCGGGTCTTACACCTACGTGCAGAACACCCCGCGGGTCGTCGGCACGGACGCGCTCCCCGTCGGCCAGCACCCGTTCCCTACGCCCGCACCAGCCGGGTACGTTCCGAGCGCGGTCGCCCAGCTTGACATGACGACGGCGACCCTGAACGAAATCGCAAACGCGCTGGTCGGGTCGGTGAAGGTGGACCCGACGGGCGACTTCGCGTGGCCCTTCCTGATGATCCCGGCTCAGTTCACGTCCGATCACATCCTACGAGACTAACGTATGACCATCGCGTTCACCCGACTGTTCACGACCCTCGGGCTGCTGGCCGGGGCGCTCAACGAAGTCAACACGTACCGCGGGACGACCCTCACGGCCCGCGCGAACGACCTGTTCGACCAGTACGTGACCAGTTCGGTGTACTCCGCGCTCGTGGACCCGGTGTTCACGAATCGTGAAGCCGCCGCGAGCGCGCAGGACACCTACGTGGGCGCGCTCGGCACCGCGGCCTCGGCCGCGATCCTCGCCGAAGTCGTCGCGGACCGCCCGCTGGTCAACGAGACCCTCGACGCGGCGCTCGCCGAACTGGTCCGGCAGATGACGACCGCGGCCGAGAGCCTGAACGACTGCCCCGGCTCGGTGACGGTCACCGACGTGGGCACGCCGACCGGGGACCACCAGTTCGCGTTCGGCGTGTACGACGCGACCAGCGGGAAGAAGACCGACTTCCTCGTGCCGGACGTGTACCGGCTCACCCTGTCGGCCGACCGCTCGACGGGCGGGACCAAGTGGGCCGAGACGTTCAGCGTGGTCGGCAAGCCCGCGGACAGCCTCCCCACCGACGCGTCGTACCCGTCCGGCACGGGGCTGGACACGTCCGTTACGGCCGTGGACCCGGCGAACGACTTCGGGATCGCGTCGGGCGGCGGGTTCGATTCGAGCGAGTGGAGCGGGAACACCCCGAGCGAGTGGAGCCTGGGCACCGGGGTCGTTGCGGGCACGCACGTGCTGAAGAAGACGAGCGACGACCCGCGCGGCACCGGCGCGTCGAACTGCTCCCTGCGGCTGGTCGGCGACGGCAGCGTGCTCGTCAAGCTGCGCCAGCAGGTCACCGTCTCCCCGTCCACCCTGTACGCGGTCCACTTCCGAATCAAGAAGGTCGCGGACCCCGGCACGGACTGGGGCGTGTCCCTGCGGCTGGTGGACGGGACCAGCTTCGCGGCCCTGGCCGGTCCGGGCAGCTACAGCAACGTGGTCACGAGCGCGACCGCGGGGTCGGTGGCGTCGTCCTGGGCCAACCCGGTGAAGGGACTGTTCGTGACCCCGGCGGTCCTCCCGACCGACGCCGAGGGCGACACGAGCGTGTACCTGGAAATCCTGTTCCACCAGTTCAGCAGCCTCACGACCGCGCCCGCGAACACGGCCGAAGTGTACGTGGACCACATCAGCGTTCAGGAAGTGACCCCGCTGTACAGCGGCGGGCCGACCCTGGCCGTGTTCAGCGGGATCACCGAGGGGGTCGTGGGCGACCTGCGCACCGGGACGGTCGCGCTGGACTCGGGCGCGCCGAGCGCGTACCTGATCCGCGGGATCGACCGGCTCGTGGGGCTGGCCGCGCGCACCGCGCGTATCCCCACGGTGTCCGGCGGGTCTGAGACTCAGGCCGACGCGCTGGTGACGTGAATGCGGGTCGGGTCGTTGAACAGCACTCGCATCCGATTGGTCAACCGGGTCATATGGACCCGGTGTTCCTCGGTGAATACGTCCAAATGGTCCTCGATCCAGTCCGCGATGACCCCGGACTGGTGGCTGTCGGACCGCGGCGGCATATGGGTCCAGTCTTCGATTAGTGTGGCGAGTGGGCCGGGTATGGCGACGGTCACCCACCCGTCGCCCCTATCGGGTGGGAGGGTCGCCCACGACCACCCCCACTGGGAGGGGTCCACGAGTCCGGAACTGAAGTACAGCTTGGTAATCATGTGTCTCTCCGGTCCGGTTTAACGAATCGTTAGGTACGATACGCCATGCCCGCTCAAACGTCAAGGCGCGCGGTCCCGTTCGGGACGATTCTCGCTCAGGCGGTCACCCTCCTGCGGGCGGCGCTGCCCGGCGTGCCCGTTCACGTCGTGGCCCGGCCCGGCGACAGCCTCCCCGAGTATCAGGCCCAGGACGCGGTGCTGCTCTGGGTCTCGCCCCCGACGCCGCGGCCCGCCAACGGAGCGGGGCGGTACAACGCGCTGGCGTCGCGCGTGCTGTCCGCGGTGGTGCTCACCCAGAACCTGAGCGACCCGGCGCACGAGGACGTGATCGCCGTCACCGCGCACCTGTCGCGCGAAGATGCCGTGGTGAACGCCCTGCACCACGTGCTCGCGAACAACCCCACCGACGGGACGCTGTGCGAGTGGTGCGAGGGCGGCGACGCCGCGGCCCGGCAGGTCCGAACGGACCCCGGGGTGATTAAGTCGGGCCTCTGCTTCCGCGTCCAGTACATTGCCCCAATGACCGTGGTGAGGGACTAATGATTTCGCTCGTGGGACCGAACGCCGCCACCGAATTCCCGCTCCCGCTC